GAGTATTTATGCTTCGCATATTTCCTTATATAGTATGCGATATCCCGCATTATATGCGAGAGGATACTAGGTTATGTTATAGAAGTCTCCTATAATGGTTATAGAAGATACCTATAATGGTTATAGAAGATACCTATAATTATTACTTAACTTTATATTTTTCTAAAACTTTCTAAGTATCCTTACTTATCTAAGTCTCGCTAGCATACCTAAGTAATACCACAAATGGTATTCTATTATTTTTATCTCAACTTACTAAAAACTGATAAGATACACAGATTATATTTATTTATACATTATAATTAGAAGAACACTATGTCTAATTCATACAACGACCCTTTAACAAGGATGGAGGTTGATGAGGGCAATATAGAAAAGTGGAAGAATAAACTCAAGTATGTTTCTGCTATACCAAATCACCTATTATTAAATATGGATATAAAACCCAGTAATGGCTCTATACAGGTTAAAAGAGACCTCTATTATGACAGGGTTAAAACATTTATAGGGAATAAATCAGGGCATCTGTTAAACAGGCTTATAACTATTAACAGGTCAAGCAGGATACTAGAAGAACGCAAGACCGAATATAATGATATTATGAGAAAATATAACAAGAGCATAAAGGAATACAAGGATAAGGATGGTAAAACTGTGGTTGTTAGAATGGTATTAAATAAAAATAAGGATAAGATGATGGCGTATTTACAATATTATAATTATAAGAAGCATACAAAGGACGAATACGATAAGAAGAGTATTATAGCGGAAGTTCAAGATTATATCCTAAAGCACCAGATATACGGGTTATATGTTGGGGATTTAATGATGGGTTTCTTAGTAATAAAGAAGTCTAGGGCATTCAATATAGACGGCGCAGACGGCGCAGACGGCGCAGACAATATGGTGGATACCTTCTATATACAAGAGGTGTTTATAGATACCAATATGCGTGGGAAAAAGTTAGGAAAAATATTGATAGACTATGCTTTATTACTATGTCCTACAAATAAAAAATACATATCACTAATGACCTACGAAGGAAACATTATGGCTAGAATAGCGACCGACAACGGCTTCACATTACAAAAGAAGCCTTCGGTATGTCCGGTTAATAGGCTCCTATTTATACGCACGATGGCTGATGGCGACTTTAGCAAGAATACCAATAGGATAACAGCTAGTGCCGCTTCTGCTACTTAAGGACGCTTGCTACTTAAGGACGCTGTCTTTTAATTTTTACAATATCCCCTTTGCGTTTGCCGTCCATAAACTTAAATGTATGTTTTGGTGATGATACGCTATATACAGCTGCTGCGGCTTCTGGAGACCGTGAAGAGGAGCGAGCCGAAGCAGCCGAAGCGGACGAAGCAGCCGAAGCAGCCGAAGCGGACGAAGAGGATTTCTTGGGTTTAGGAGGTATAAAAGGCATATGAGGGGTTAATACTAGCGAGCCTTGCGAAGAATGTGAAGTGGATAGCGACATACGAGTAGAACGAGAAGGAGAACCTAGAAGAGATGATGAATTAGATTTAGGAGAAGCCGAAGCGGACGAAGCGGACGACGAAGACTGCGAAGACGACATAGAACTCCTAGCCGCTGGAGACATCCTCTTATATTGCTCTGGTGTATTTGAGGACGGCTTGCCTTTTGTTATTTTACGCCTAACAATTGCTTGTAATATGCGAGCCTGCGCCTTCTCTATCCCGTGATAATATCCTCTTTTAACTTGACGACCTGTTATAGGATTTAACACATGATTTTTAGGGTTCTTAATACACTTAAAAGTAGCAGGCTCTCTTACACGGTTCGGCTTACATTTTTTAACGCACCTACCGGTTGAAGGTTTTAACTCCTTGCCTTCAGGGCATTTTCTTTCTTTCTTAGCAACAGGCATATATCTATTTGTATCTATATAGTATATATAAAAAATAAAAAGCTTTATATTATAATAATAAAATGAGCGCCCACTATCAAGATTGGGAGCCTGTAGTGATTAGAAGCAACAGCGCCGCAAAGGCAGCAAAGGCAGCAAATACGGTTCATCATACTATAGCAAAGCCTGCTGGTAATAAGGAGTTTCAGCGATTAAACAACGAGGATATCCCGAAGTTAAACAAGATAACCCACGAGCAAGCCCTAGCAATCTCCACAGCAAGAAATGCCTTAGGGCTAAAGCAAATAGATTTAGCACTCAAATTAGGAATTCAAGAAAAAATTATAAAAGAATATGAGAACGGGTCGGTAGCCAACTTCTCTCCCGTATTATACAAGCGGATACTAAGGGTTCTAAATATTAACCCTAAGTCCGTCTAGCAGCGCAGCCTAATCGTCGCTATCCACCGAGCAATCAGACGATGATACAGAAGAGGCATCAGTCCCTGTATCGCTTTTAGAGCCTCCGCTATTGTAGGGCTCAAAGCCCATTTTCATAGGGTCGGTAGCGTTTCTTAGAACATTAGGATTTACACTTGTTTTTTTAATTTCATATCCAGTATTGTCTTTGTCATTCTCAAATATACCTAGTGTAGCAAATATATCAGCGTCATCGTTAAACGCCATATGTAATACGAAGAACACCGATGATACTATAGCCATATATATAGCAACATTATTTATAGTGAATAATTCCTTGGTAATGTCATAGGGCTCCGCATTAGTATCTCTGTTAATGCTGTCTATATATTGATAGGCACCTAAGACAAACGCCGAAATAACTATTGAATATAATAATATATACATATCTATATATATTTTCCTATTATTCTTATATTCATTCTTACGCACCTACAGGCTGTTAGAGGCGCGCCTAGAAACTGAATTTAGCATCTCGCTCCTTTTGTTTTATACAACGCCCAGTATTAGGGTTTAACACTTTGCCTTCGGGGCATTCCTTGGGCGCTTTAGGTGCTTTAGCGGACTTTGGTGCCTTGGCTGCTCCTGCCGTTCCTGTCTTATCCTTTATACAACGACCTGTATTAGGATTTAATACTTTGCCTTCGGGACATTCCTTGGGCGCTTTAGGCGCCTTAACCGCATTATCATCTTCATCATCATTAACATCTTTTTTAACCTTGCCTGCCGGCTTCTTTATAAAGCAGTTGTTTATAAAATCAATAACATCACGAGGCTCGCCTTTCACCTTGTCTGCGTTCTTCTTCTCCTTTTTCATCCCATTAAGTTCCTTCTTTATCTCCTTAATTTCGTCCTTACTCAATTTAACCTCCTTATTATTTATGCGGTCTTCGTATTCCTGTATCTTCTTATTAATTTCTTCAATCCCCATATTATTATCCTGTTTTCTCTTGATATCAACCAACACATCCCTAATTACAGGATAGGCAAACTGGCTGCGGTCATTTGCCCTATCTATATAACTTACTAAACCCGTTATCCTATTCATAAACTCTTGCCCGCCTTTCTCCGTGAATAGCCCATTTTCATTACAGAACATCGTCTTAAATCTGTCAAACTCCTCTGGAAACCTCTCATAATTCTCTAATAACAAATTGATTATCTTAATAGAACTCATATGGTCGTCAGTAATCGGCGTAGCCGTCATAAGCAGCAGTTTTAGCGAGTTTTCACCAGACACCTTATAAGAGTTCTGCACCATACTCTGGAGCACCTCAGGGTTAGGCTTTTCTAGCGCTGAGAGCGACGACCCATATATCTTATGGACTTCGTCTATGATTATAAGCGTCTTCCTGAACGGGTCCTCCTTACCGTTTAAGGCTACCATAAGTTTATAGTATTTGTTCTTACCCTTTATTAGGTTCGTAAATTGCTTATATGATATCGGCGGTAGCCAATTCTTCCCTAAGAACTCCATCCGTTTTGCCTTGGTGGATGGTAATATTTCGCCGTTATTGAGACGGTCTTGTATTATAACATTACAAATGTTGTCAAACATATTCTTCCATATATCTTCTTTTAGGGTATGTCTAGTGACCCACAATATCTTATAGCCTTCTCTATCAAATGAATTGGTAGCTGTAGCAATAGCCGTGCAAGTTTTGCCTGAGCCGACGCTGTGGAATAATAGCATCCCTTTATAGGGTGATTGCGGCGTCAAGAACTTTTGGACGAAGTTCTGGGTATGCGAGAAGGTTACTATGTTATTTTTTGGGGCTGCTACAGCCTTAGCGTCAGCATCATTCGCATTCGCATCCGCATCCTCAATAACCTCCATAATGCATTTATTAACGATATTTATATGCTCCCACTTATAAGGTGCGTAGTGCTTCTCAACATACTTATATAGTTCAAAGTTTGTCATCTTGACCTTAGGAGGAACAGGCTCAAACTTCGGCTTCTTCAATATCAGTTTGCTCTTGTATTTAAAGATAAACTTCAAAGCATCCGTATAGTTCTTGTCGTTAATCGCTTTAATCTTCTTATAATAATCTAGATGTTCTATAATCTTGTCTCCAAATATTTTTAGAAAGTTTATAGGGTTCATCCACAGTTTATTTATAGCATCGCAGAAGTTCTGGCTCCTATCTATAACATTACATAGATGAGGCTTAGGATATTTCTCATTCAAATACTTTAACAAATCCCCATCCCTGATGTAGTTTTGCACCTTGTTATTAAGGTTGCCCTTATATAACTTTTTGCCCTTCTGGGTATTCTTGATATCGTCGCCTTCGCCTATCTTATCTATGACAAATACGGCGGCAATTATGAGTAGCGCACTAGCAGCAGGGAAGTCTTCTAGAACACCTTTACATTTCTTCTTACAATCTATGATAGCCTCGTTGGTATATATTTTGCCTCGTATGTTATTGACGACCTCTATTAAATCTCTGCGTTTCGGCTTCTCAACCTTGATATTATTCTTTGCTATCATATAGTCATAGAAGCGGTTGTTCTTGTCGCTCAGCAAATGGAGGTTTTCGGTTAGCGGGGTATCCACGGCAGACGCAATAATAATAGCCTCGATATCAGCTATAAAATTGAAGGCGCTTATGTTCTTGTTGCTATGCTTGATATACAGGTCGTGGACTGTGTTGTCATTATCATATCTAAGATTATATCTAAAAATATTAAGAGCCCAGCCTTGGTTGGGTGTGAAAGGCAGTCCTGATTGCCCACAATACCGAGTGCCTCTGCCTATAACCTGCGTGTATTCTGCTTTGGTCTCTAGCGGCTCTAAGATATGCATGTATTTTACATCAAAAACATCAAGTCCTTCCTTGTATCCTGAATCTAATATGATAATACGCATATTTTCACCATATATATTATTGGGTCGCTCGTTCATCAGGGTCATCATCTTCTTTTTTAAACCGACTGTTAGCGGCTTTTGATAGACTGTTGATGTTGTTAGAAGCCCGAATGTTTTGTTCTTGTCCTGAATGTCGGGTTTTAAAGCAAACTTATTAGAATATACTAGCGAGAAGTTATTGGCGATTAAAGAAGACGCAACCATCTTAGCCCCGTGAACGCCTGCGATATCGCTGTATATGATGTGCTTGTAATATTTGTTGTCGACAGCCATATCCTGCTCGTCTAGCTCGTTTATCCTCTTAATCATATCATATATCTTAGGCGATAACATAGGGAGGTCATTTAATACCATCTCTTTATTGAACTTTCCCGAATCAAACTTGTGCTCTGGTTTAACATTAGCCCAAGTGCCCGCATTACGAATACATATAGCCTCGTTAGATTTCTTACTCATAATGCTTAATTATATTCAATTATATATTCTATATTACGCCGATATAAAAATTTAGATATTATGTGGGATATCTAGGATACTCTTGTTATCATATAGACACATATCAGGTATTATATCAGGTATCATATAATATACATATAGACACATATAGACACATATAGCCACATAAAGCATATAAAATAAAGGCACTTAACATATATATATAACATTATGATTATCAACTTAGAAGAGATACAGAATATTCTAACATCCAAGAAACTGAATATTAAAGGATGTTTTCATGTAGGCGCTCACGATTGCGAGGAATTACCTATTTACAATAATTTCGGGATTAAAACCGAGGATATCGTTTGGGTTGATGCTCTATCCTTTAAAGTGGAACAATCAATCGCTAGAGGGATACCTAATGTATATCACGCCGTTATTACTGACAAGGACGATGAAGATGTCGTGTTTAATGTAGCGAATAACATTCAGTCCTCTAGTATTCTGGAGTTTGGGACGCACGCTACAGAACATCCACAAGTCGTCTTTGTTGATAAGATACACCAGAAGAGCATTACGATTGACACCTTTTTTAAAAGAAATAATCTAGATGCGTCCAAGTATGATTTTTGGAACTTTGATATTCAAGGGGCTGAACTATTAGCATTAAAAGGTGCTACTGAAACTATCAAGCACGCTAAGGTGCTATATCTGGAGGTTAATTCCAAAGAACTATATAAGGACTGTGCGTTAATCAACGAGATTGACGAATACTTAGCACCTCTAGGGTTTAAAAGGGTTTTAACAAATATGACGATACATAAATGGGGAGATGCTTTGTATATCTTGGATGTTTAGATATCTTGGATATCTTAGATATCTTGGATGTTTAGATATCTTGGATATCTTAGATATCTTGGATATCTTAGATATCTTTGGTGATTTGTTTATTATTTTTTATTATTATAGAAGTTTCTTAGCAGTTGCCGAATTCTTTAATATACAGCGTCCTGTCTTAGGGTTCAATACTTTCCCTTCGGGACATACCTTAGGCTCCTTCGGCTTCTTAACATTCTTATCTATTATACAACGGTTTGTCTTAGGGTTCAATACTTTGCCTTCGGGACATACTTTGGGCTGCGTCGGCTTAGGAGATTTAGGAGATTTAGGCGACTTAGGCGGCTTTAGCGGCTTCTTAACATTCTTTATCAATATACAGCGATTAGTCCTAGGGTTCAATACTTTGCCTTCGGGACATACCTTAGGCTCATTAGGATTTTTCGGCTTCTTAGGCTTCTTAGGAGCCTTAGGCGGCGATAGCGGCGATAGCGACTTCTTAGCATCCGCATAATTTTCGCTTGAGGTATTCTTATTGACATCCTTACAAACATATATTAGCAGTTTTCCACCTTTGCTAAAGTTAAAGCAGATGTCCCTAACTTTCAATTTCTTTTTAAGTAATTCAGGGATACATTTCCTAGTGTTTAGACAAAAATCATTATTTTTAACGATATTCCAATCATACTTCATAAGTTCGCAAGGGATATCACTATCTATACTCTGGTTTTTCATTACTGGATCCATACTGGTTCTCGTCCAGCCGTTATAGACATACTTACCTTTCTTACAAGTGATACCAGCGATAGCGTGTCCGTTCTTCTTGTTTATGTTCCAGTTCGCCAATATAACAGCATCCAAATTGTATTCTTTGCCGTTATAAAAGATTTGTTCTTTCATAGATGTTAGGCTATCCTTTGTGTTGCCATCTTTCACCTTGTAAAACGAAGTATCTCCTGCTGTTTCACTAACTTTCACAATCAATATGGGAGGAGCATATCCATTATCATTATAGTAGTCCCTTCTCGTCTTGTCCTTGAATACATTCTCAATATTTATATCTATAATTATTTCCCTCTTCGCAATTGTATAATTCAGCCAATCATATTCCTCGTTTAAGAAAGAGTATGACAGCACTTTATCCGTTGTAAAATAACTAAAAATCTTATAATCCACATTTAACAATTTATAGAGTTTGCCTATGTAATACTCGGGGACAAATCCTCCGGATACCTTCTTAGGGTCATAAGGGAACGCTTTGCTATTTTCCAAATGTAAATATGACAATATCTTTATAAAGGTATCGTCTCTAAACTTCTTATAATCTTCGCTATCTCTACCGTTCTTTGTCTTCAAGTATTTATCGTCAAGCACATGCTTTAATGACGCAAATAACGCCTTCTTATTATTCCAACTAGGCGAAGCGTCTAGCAGTTTCTTACGGCTACGCTGGCTATAAAACATCGCTACAAAAGTCGCCATAAACCAGCAAAGCGGACCCATTTGCTTAGGCGTTAGTATTCGGGCACAGGTGTTCTCGTTATCCTTATCTTTATGTATTTTTGCGGCTGGTGGCGAATTCATTAGCCGCCTATCTCTATATATAAGGGGTATATTAAGTAATAGTTGCGAGGGATTACTTCTTGTGTTTTACAAGGATACAGCGATTTGTCTTAGGGTTTAACACCTTGCCTTCAGGGCATACCTTGGGTGGCTTTAGCGGCGACTGCTTAGGAGGCGTTTTAGGACGCTCTGGAGACTTGGGATGCGACTTTAGCGGCGACTTTAGCGGCGAATTCTTCTTCTTCTTTAACATTATACAGCGATTTGTCTTAGGGTTCAATACTTTCCCTTCAGGACATATCTTGGCTACCGTAGGCTTCTTTAGCGGCGATTTAGGAGGCGACTTAGGAGGCTCTGGCGATTTTTTTAAAGTTGATTTAATTTTCTTTAACATTATACAACGATTTGTCTTCGGGTTTAACACCTTTCCTTCAGGGCATATCTTGGGTTTATTTGGAGGCTTTAGCGGCGACTTAGGGTGCTCTGGCGACTTCTTAGGCGACTTAGGACGCACCGACACCGGCACCACAGTCGCCTTAGGCGATAACTTAACAGGGACGCCGCTTACGCCGCTTACGCTGCTAGCACTTTTATCCATCCCTGAAGTTTCAGCATTAGTATCTTTGCGAACATATACTAATACACGCTTTCCTTTGCTAAAATTAAAGCAGATATCGTGCTTCTCTAGTTTATGTTTTAGTGCTTCAGGGATACATTTCTTAGGATTTAGACAAAAGTCCCCATTATATTTAATGTTCCAATCATACTTCATCAGTTCGCACGGGATATTTCGTGCTATATTCTTATCAATCATTACTGGGTCCATACTGGTTCTCGTCCAGCCGTTATAGACATACCTGCCTTTCTTACAAGTGATACCAGCAATAGCGTGTCCGTTCATCTCATTTATATTCCAGTTCGCTAATAAAACCGCATCCAAGTTATATTCCACGCCTTTATAGAAGATTTGCTCTTTCATAGATGTTAGGGTATCCTTTGTGGCTCCTTCATTTATTATATTATTAGGGAATAAATCCTTGTAAAAATCAGTATTCTTATTGTCATTTCTAACAATCACCATCAATATCTCTGGCGGCTTTATAGCAGCCTCATCATATTTAAAAGCGGCGTCCCTATAAAAATATGTGTTAATCTTCTTCTTTTCAATCTTATAAAGAACCTTATTATTGAACTCCTCGTTTAAGAAAGAATACGCAAATACCTTGTCAGCGATATTATAATCATACATCCTATAATCCACATTTAACAACTTATATAACCGTCCTATGTAAAATTCAGGGTTAAATCCTCCAGAACTAGCACTAGGTTTATAAGGGAACAACTGGCTATTCTCTTTGTGTAATAATGATAGCACCTTGCCGAAAGTATCGTCGCTAAACTTCCTATAGTCCTCGCTTTCTCTACCGTAAGCCTCCTTTAGGTATTTGTCGTCTAATATGTGTTTCAAGATGGTGAAAAGCGGTTTCTTCTTATCCCAACTAAGCGAAGCGTCTAGCAATTTCTTACGGCTACGCTGGCTATAGAACATACCTACAAAAGCAGCCATAAACCAGCAAATTGGTCCCACTTGCTTAGGCGTTAGAATTCTTTCGCATACATTTGCTGATGACGGCTTCGTAGCAGCATTTGCTATAGGCTTCGTAGCAGCATTCGCGACAGGCTTCGCTTCCTTAGCATCCCTAGTATCTATAAATATAGAAGGGTTCTTAGAGAACTCTTTCCAATCTATATCGGCTTGATGCGATTTTAACAAAGCGATAACTAGCGGGTTAGGATTTCTTGACAAGAACCACCAATCTATTTTATCAGGATTTTCAGTAAATAATTTGATAGCATTAGGGTTGGTTGATAAGATGTGATACACTATCTTATCTTTATTCTCTCTAAGCAACTCAATCGCATTAGAATTGCCTGACAATACTTCCCAATCTATCTTTTCGGGATTTCTAGTCAATAAATCAATAGCCCCTGTATTGCCTGACAGAGCCTTCCAATCTATTCTCTTAGGTTCCGTCATCAATAAATTAATAGCATTAGGGTTTCGTGATAGTTCCCCCCAACTTATTTTCTTGGGTCTCGCTGACAACATCTCTATTGCCTTAGGATTACTATTAGCAGATAAAGAGCCCCAATCTATTTCATCTTCGTTCTCTTTTAACATCTCTATAGCATTAGGATTACCTGATAAAGCATCCCAGTCTATGTCATTAACATTATCTTTTAACAACTTTATTGCGTCGGGATTGCCTGACAACGCAGTCCAATCAACCTTCTTGCGATTGTCTAGTTTTTCATAGGCGGCTTTTGACATAGCCTCGGCTTTCATAGCCTTCTCTATCTTGATTTTAGCCCCTAATAGCTCAATAGCGTTAGGATTGCTTGACAACTCTTTCCAACTCAATCTTTTAACAGGTATCCAGTCTCTCAACTCGTATCTAAAGACGCCTTTATTCTTCTTAATAATATCCTGTAATACGCTATTGCTGGTTGGTGCATTCATATATATGCGGTGCTTTTCTAATAACCTTCTAGAAAATAATAAAAATTGATAGATAACGCTAGTTAAAGGTATATAAATATTAAACAAAGCATATAGAGTAATCTAAAAATCTAAAATATGACCTTGAGACTGATTAGATACATTTCATACCTCGTGATTACCTCGGGTCATATCAACTACGCATGGGCAACGCCTGCGAATGCTGCGACGCAAGGGACGCATATTAATAAGCGTCCATTAATGAGATGTAATAGTGCTCCTGATTTAACAGCGTTATATAATACGACCAGCCATATGTCTACCTATACGGCTACCTATATGTCATCTAATGACAACAAGGTAATGCCCTATAATAAATATAAGTCCCTCATCTTTAATCGTTATAAAAGAAATATATATCTACGCTCTAAAGAAAAATATACATTTGCTGAAAAATAAATATAGGATATGATATGTTATCTAATATATCATATATTGATATGTTTATTATTAAAGTATTCAATACTCTCTAGTATGTTCTTGTAATCGCTATCGCTATCATCTGTTAAATCAACATAGGATAGCCCAAAGTCAATAATCTTGATGACCCATTTATTATTCTCTTTTTTTAACATAACATTACTTTCGCAATATAGGTCATAATGTATTACACCAATCTTACTCAGTAAGGCTGTAGCATCTCTTAACTGTATAAGAACTTCTTTAAAACTTTCACGAGACAACCTGTTTATATAGTATCTTAGCGGGCGATTACCTGAATGTGCGAATACCATTAAGTTATATTTAGCGTCAGCGTCAGCAGCGGCGTCCACATTCTCTAACTTTGCTGCTAACTCATTAGGCAGAGGGATATTCTCAAATACTTTTAGCATTTTTGTAAAATACCTAAAATCATTATCAGTCGTTATGTTGTTATTGAGGTATGTGTTAATATCCCTTTCTCTAACAAATTCGGTTTGTAAATCGGTATGTATCAGTTTGCCAAAATATCGCTTCCTATCTTCTATAAAAGAAAAGCAAATAACCCTGTCGCCTTTATTTTTCACAAGTCTAACATCCTTGATATCATACATTACTATGAACCAATTATAATTTAATAGGGTATCATTTTTTAGTTTAGGCACCGTCCTTATTCTTATATGCTCTTATACTTGAAGATATCTCGGTTAGATTTGCTTAGCGGACGCTTAGGGGCTGAATAGGATTTAACCCTAGACACTTGGCGACGAGCTGCCGTTCCCGAAGCACCCGAAGCCGTCGTGGTATTGCCTAACTTCTTCAAGTCCATAATAAAATAGCAGCGTATTAGTTGAATGTATAAGGCACACATTTTTAGATTTTTGTTAAACTCGGGGATATCTTCGCTCATCCTCAATAGTTTCATAAGCCGCTCAGACAGATGGCTAAAATACATAGGAGCATTCTCGTCTATAATGGGATAGTTTAGGCTATCGTTATTTATATTACAGATGAGTTCATATTTATCTTTGTTTTTTAAGATATATTTTAAAGACTTAGAACCAGACCCCGACTTAGAACCAGTCCCCGACTTAGACCTATTAGAAGCCGAACCATTCAACTTCTTGGGTAAATATACAACATCTTTATTCATAGCCAACAGGGCTATTATATAAAGTATCACTTCCTTTCCAGTCTTAACATAAACCATATCGCCGTCTATTTCGCTACTTCCGCCATCGTGTAATACATATACGAGGTCATACTTGCCGATACTAGGGCTCTGCTTTAAATAAGAGATGATTGTGCGGATAGCCTCCGTGTTCCCTTCAACAAAGTCGTGTTTATTCGCATAGCCCGATTTATAATTTCTAATATAATAAGGTATTATAGGCTCACCGTCTTTGTAATTCCCTAGGGATGCGTCGGCTGAAGATATGTATTGTAGATACTTTTTCCACTCTTTTGCTTGAGCCAGTTTGTCAAACACGATATATTCGTGTAATACACCACCCTCTGTCTGACAATCTATTAAATTCTCCACCAATACATCGTAATAAGCGGGCTGCCTGTTAGCGGCTGCGCCTTGGTCTCTAGCAGCCTCCTCGGTAGTTAAACACGCAGGGTGTTCAAAAACAATCTCTTTGCGTGATACATGCTTTTTATCTAAGTATGCGTCCCGCTTATCTAATGGTTCGTAAGCATCGGTTAGCCACAGGTATTCTATAGGCAACTGTAGAACATTCATAGTTATATAGAGTTGCTTAGAGTTTATCAACATACTCAATATGCGGTCGTCAGCCTTCCCTTGAAATTTTTGCATAAAAGACCATTTATTCCACATAGTTAGCAGAGCGTGCCCGTTATCGTTATTACCAAAATACATAATACCGCCAGAAGTCTCAAAAGTGAATGGGTCAAAGCACGGCTTCGTTTTATAGTGCACATTAGAGCGTGGGTCTATATTCCAGCCACGCCCCATATAATCCACATTTTTCATATCAAAAATATGCGGATATTTATTAACAGTCATATCACCGTCTATATAAACAACCGAGATATCCCCTTTACCCATATCCCTTAGGGTTTCTAGAACCTTCTTTATAAAAAGCGGCTTAGCGTTAATCGCCAGTTGATATCCGCCAGCAACCGCAAATTCCGGATATTCTTGCGAAAAGTAATTACAGTTCTTGCTAATACAGTTATTATTCCATTTATCTATCATTCCCTCAAATGTTTCAGGTTCCTTAAGTAGTTTCTGTCCGTCCTTTAGAACCCAGTTATATCCTACATAAGCTAGGTCTTTACAAGGGGACTGCGTGTTCCTATTGAGATTACCTCTACCCCACCAGTAAGTTATTATGATGAACTTAGAAGCAGGATTAACAAAGTTGGCTTCGGTTATATTAAGCCGCCGGTTATCTATAATTCTCTGGATATTCTCTTGTAACACATTCATTATCTATTATCTACTAATATAAAAATAAGAGTATAAGACTAAAACGACTAAAGAATATATATAACTATTTTTTAATGTATCAAACCAGCATTAGGAATAAGAAGAAAATAAGTCAGTTTAATAAGGTCGCTAACAATAACTATGCTATTAATGCGGATTACGAGGTATATGCGTATGTCATTAAGTTATTGGGTAATTGTCGGGTTCTCGTATTATGCGATAACGGCACCGAGGCGGTAGGTGTAATACGAGGGTCTATGCGGCGCTTCAATAAGCGGGTGCTGATAGAGACGGGCGATATTCTAGCAGTCTCTATGCGTGATTTTCAAGATAACAAGGTTGATATCGTCCATAAATATAACGCAGAACAGTGCAAGATACTTATCAATAACAAAGAGATATCAGACACCTTAATAAACGCCTATAATAAGATTTCTAATAATACTATTAATAACGCTAATGAGGCTAATATTATATTTGATGATGCGGATGCTGACGCGATGTTCGCTGTGGACGCTGCGGCTGCTGCGGCTGCTGCTGCGGCTGCTGCGGCTGCCGTCGCTAATAAGAAAAAGGCAAAAGACGGCGGCAGCGCTAGCGCTAGCGTATTTGAATTTGATAGCGAAGATGACGACGACGATGCGGCTGACGACGACATCTAGTAATTACTAATAGTAATTCTAAGTATCCTTTATTATTATCTAAAAATAAAACATATCTAAAATATAGAAGTATATATTTAAAATGATATTTAATGATGAATATACCAGTTTTAGTGTAGCGTTTAATGGCGACCACTCATTATTACAGATAACAGGGTCTATTAAAAATAATGCCCTTCTTAATAGCGTGGTAATTATCGCAGCAAACCCCATAGATAGAATGAGTAATTACTCAGGGTCTGGTCTGCCTTTCCCAAATTACGAGATAGCCTTTGAGAATACCCCAAACATCCACAAAGTAGATAGTTCAGGGACTTTTAACATATCCTTTAAATACCCTAACAGTTTCTATATGCCCGACGGCATCAACAAAATAAAGCCGTCTATATACTTTGTTATAACGGACGGCGCTAATAATTCATTTCGTATTCAATATGAACTCCACGATATAGTTGCTTTGCGAACATTAGTGAATAGAAGTTCCCGTAAGAACCCTGAGTTTTATGCCGCAAAAGATTATATCCTGCCAATAGATACAGCAGAAAATGTGATGCGCGCTTATGCTCGTGCTAAAATAGAGAATGATATTGGATAAGGACGGGGCTGCTAAGGACTGCTAAGGACTGCTAAGGACTGCTAAGGACTGTTAAGGACTGCTAAGGACTTGATATGTCCTATTATTTTTACATAATTATTAAAAATTGATTAGATACTTTCTCTTAGTCTAGTAAGAACCGTCTTGATAGTCCTGTCTCGTCTTGCTACTGCTATCTCGCAAAGTCATAGACTTCGTCCCGTCCTTACCAGTCCCGTCCTTACCAGTCCAGTCCTTACTAGTCCTAGACACTCCCACCCAGTCCTAGTACTTCTTTCAAGTCCTAGTCCTAAAGATGGCTTTCGTCAAGATTAACTTCACACCTGACCGCATCAAGTATATTATGTTTGAGGAGATTAAGAAGACCGTCTTCAATCATAACGGGCTCATCTTTGGCGGGTTTGTTAGGGATATGATAATCAGCGACCATTACAAAGAGATATACAACGGCGGCAATAAATACAACATTCACAAATTTTGGAATAAATGTTATCAGCCTGAGACAGCCGCTCGCACGATTGTAGCAAACGATATGGATATTTGTATGTATAAAGAGGAGGATGTGGATGAGTTTATTGATACTCTTCGTGATACCTTTAATAACCGCATAGGGTATGCAAACCTCAGTTCATCTGTCTTGACAGTTTCGAAGGAGAACAGTTATTTCAATATACCTATTACCCTTCACAAGAAAATCAACTATACCATCACGGTAGGTAAAATCCCCTTCGTCCATAGCGGCGTTGAGATATCCTTTAACTTTGACATAATAGTTCCTCTCTCCTCTAAGTTGATGCCTCCGTTCAATCGTATAGATATGCTGTGTAATGTGTTTGTCCTCAATAAACAGGGCATCGTGATGTCTAGCAACACAGGAACCATCATAGACCAGATGACTATCCTAAACAGGCAGAAGATGTCGCTTCGTATTATGGAGGATATTGTGGAGTTCAAGACGCAGTTCTGTCTTACTAATTATAGGGACAACCTTACTTGCGGCAATTTCAGTTATAACAGCAAGGTATGCGCGCGCCTTAATAAGATGCTGTTTAGGACTTTCAAGTGGGATATTACGAACTTACCTTTCATTCTTGGCGAACACAATAACGCTCCTGCCGCTGTCGCTGCTGCCGCTGCTGCCGTTTGCGATAATAGCGATAAGTGCTGTATCTGTCTTACTAACTATAAGAATAACGACAGGGTTTTCAAGGTATTCATAGACAAATCCACAGATACCGAGAAGGTATGCTCTATCGCACACGATAAATGTATGTTTAAATACTTCGGGACGCAAATAGAAAACGCCAAAAAAGACGGCATAGACGGTGAAGACGATTTCAAGTTCAGGTGTCCTATGCGGAATGTGATGAACTTCAAGCAATTTGCCGATAATATTGACGATATTATTCGCGAAAAAATGAGACAGGGGCGTTAAAAGGATATAAGGCGGAGACGCAGTTATAATAGGTAGCGCCTAGCGCCGCTAAGATACGCTAGCGGACGCTAGGTATATGCGTAGGTATATTGTGTGTATATATATATGCGTATTATATATTTTTTATTTTGGATATAATACCTTGTTTAGGACGCTTCCAAAGGTATAACTTACTATAGATATTAATATGATTACTATTAAGTTAGATGATTTAGACATATAGAAGATGTCACAGTGTTCGGTTATATGTAGATACACTTCAAATATAATGATTTTCACGAACATCCCAAGTATTATATCAAACCCGAAGATGGCTCCTAGCAGAAAATTCACTATAATGTGGGTTGCAAGATACACCTTGTTCTCCAGAATGTTATTTGTGTGATTAGGATAAAAGAAGAGGTCAATATCGTGCACATTAAAAACGCATCTTAGTATAGTGAATGCTAGAGTTATCGTGAATATTACCAGTAAGTATATGTAAAAAAACTTAGCATCCATCTTAAGGGTCTTTCTAATAAGATAAGATAATTTTATTTATATTTTACAAATCTTTTTACGGTATTCTATAATATAAATATGTTCTAATCACCCTGAAAATAAAAGAAAATGATTAGAATATTACTAGTCTTAATAATTATTAAAATTATGCCTTCTATTAAACCTGAACCTATTGAGATTGATATTATTGCTATTAGAGTTAATCGTCAGTATGAAAACAATTTGTTAGCAGCAGCATCAATATCAAAAAACGATTTAACAAAAAATATAAACAAAGAGGAGTATAAGAGAGTTTTACAAGATTTATACAAGATAAATATTACAGAAGCCCAATTACTAGATGAATGTAGAACCAATATTATGATGACTACAATATTAGCCAGTAAAATTTCTATAAATGCTTCTAGACAAGGAACAAAAGACGAGCAATTACAACTTGATGTATTTAAAACAACCTTCTCTAAGTGCGGTATCTTTCTAAATAAATTATCAGCAACTTCTTTCCGCCCTACAAAGAATGGCGAAGTTGTTGATAACCACGAGTTAAAAATAAGAGGAATTAAAAAAGATGATTGTCTAAAGTCATTTGATGCTAATTTTACAGGAAAGATAAATGGGTGGGTTTTTGCTAAAATTGTTATAGGCAGCGGCGGTCATCAAGATAATGTATTTGATGAAGCATATACATTATGCGATTGGGTTGTAAAATATGGGAATAAATTAGAATTGTATATTATTTTATTAGATACAAATATAAAAGAAAAGTATGATGACATAATCGCAAAATATAAGAACCACCCTTATTTACTTATAGGAAACCATATTAAAATACAGCAATCAATAATAGATAAATATTATGAAGACGAAGCAGACGAAAGCGGTATTAGCAAATAACCGCATATTTCATATACTAGCCCGAAAGATATGCGTTTTCTAGCAATACTATTGCTCTCCCTGTAATTTGTTAAGAATAGCGAGTTATACTTGTCTCTATGTGTCTCCATATAGGTATTGAACTTATTCACAAGGTCTCTTTGTTCTTCTAGTGTTATTTTAGGCTCTATGACAAGAACCGCATACGACCTCGCCGTTAGTTTAGGTGTATTATCTATATATTTATCTCTCATCGCATCATCAACAATTGACAAACATATCTTGCTATTTATATTGTCATCTATACATTTCACTAATATACTTGTTAAGCCTTCTGTATTTTTTAATACCCTTGTCGCCCTATCTATTTTATATTTGGCGTTCTTTTCAAGATTGTATATTTTACCACCAATCGTATAATTGTTATCAGCATTCAATACAAAGGATATTCTCTTATTAGAAGGATATATATAGCAATCGCAGCTACCGCAGCTACCGCTCATATTGTCTAGCGCATCATTTTTGGCTCTAAATTGGAAGCAGCATATCGTATAGGAAGTATCATCAAAAACCTGCTCTTCAAATATATTACAAATAAGGATGTCATATTGTTTAACAAAGTTTCTCCTGAGTTCTATATCAGCCTTGCGTATAGAGCAGAGGAAATTGAGAGGTAATATTAGAATACCTCCTAGGCAACGAGAACCTATCAAGACTTGTAGAAAGCATTTATATAGGTCATTCGTATTATATTTAGTAAAAATCGCTTTGTCGGCGCATTTATTCCGTGCTAAATATGGTGGGTTTGTTATAACAAACGCATTATCAAAATTAGGCGGATTAAGCAAAGTATCACGCTTAACTATAAAATCCTTTTTAGGCTCTATATCATAGCATTCTATATTATACTTGTCTCTGTCATTCGGTGTAATAAAATTTAATAAATCGCCAGCGCCAGCAAAAGGCTCTATGATATTACTAATGTTATCAGGTATATACATATTTTGTAATATGTAGGTATAGTTTGTGGTATAAAATTGACCTAATAATTGTTTTGTCATACCTTTTATACTATATATATCCTTATAATAATAAATTAATAAAATCATTTTTTATAATATATATTTAGTCATATTGTCATAGCGATTGGTTTGCGTAATTGAATATAGTTTAGGAATATGTTGATATATATGTAGATATATTCGGTGTATGCTAGACTATAATTATTTAACATATCATATGCTAAGAACATCTCTATGATTTTGGAAATAAACGGCGAGAAGTTATAAACACACGATGCTAGCAAAGGAGGAACTGTAATAACCGTGTATATCACAGGGCTCCAGTCGTCGCCGTAGCTACCGTTGCCGCCGCTGCCTAACTTATACGAGAAATACATATAGAAATACTGGAGCATATAAAGGAATTTGAAGAAATAGTAGTCTCTTCTAAAAATGTTATTAACCTCACTACTGTAATTCTGGGTATCAATCCATCTCAAGTAATGGACGAAGGAACTGCCGAATAAGAAAAGGTTTGCGTGGAGATTTGAGGATATGTAATACAGGATTACTAAATATTGTATATTATTGTATCCTATGTAGAACTCTATGTCGTGATAGGCTTGTGTAGATATTACCATAAGTTTTGCTAAGTATCTCGTACATTTATTACGAGGTCTTATTGTTAATAAAAAGAGGTCTCTAAATAGTTTATTATATAATATTGTTAGTTTGCCTAGAATAAATCCAAATACAATCGCCCAGTAAGGATATACGCAGTAATGTATTTTAAGGATTACACGATATTTCTTTTCTTGCGTAGCTAGCGTGTCTGCCGCCTTTGCGTCCGTATTCCAAATAATCGGCGATATATAATGACATTCTCTGTGAAAATCAAATCCTACAACATCGCCAGTTTTTATTATATATGTTTCGGGCGTCATATTAAATATCGTCATAATGTCCCTATTATCATCTAGACCTATAATGACCCTGTAGCAGGATGCGAACGGTATATAGAAAAATGGTCCATCAATATGCCTCGTATAAAAGATATTGTCTGACGCATTCTTTTCAAAATCCTTATTATTATTTGATGGCGGTGATACATATATCTCGTTCATATCGTGAAGTATATCAATCTTATAACCGCTGGCGCCGAATAATCTTCTAAACATCTCTATTATCTTTTTGTCTTTTGCGGTATTATAAAACATCTCTTTAATATCTTGTGGTAAATCTTTGTACCACTTGTGAGTAGATGTAGTAGTTGAGGGCTCTTGTAGTATTATCCATTCCCTAATACTATTAAGCAAATAATGGTCGCTCCTTAATTTACAATTGAGAACTCTAGACTTCTGGAACTTCCAAGGTAAATATAACATAGCATCTATTTATAATATATAAATACTAAAATAATATACTCAAAATTTCCTATTATATAAAGGAAATAATAAAAATTGATAGTCATCTTTTGGTTTATATATTAAAGACCAACCAGTCGGTATTCTAACCGACTAACAAGCCAGCAAGCCAATAAGTCAGCCAGTAAATCCCTTAAGTAGCAAGCAACCTATTAAGCAACAAAGAAAAATGACTTCGTCCGCTTCGTCCGCTTCGTCGACTTTGCCTGCTTTTACCAAAACCGAAAACGGGGCTATCGCTCTGGATACATCTGGAAATGAGATTGTGGATTACTTTATGCTCTATACACGCACTCTTACTAAGGAACAGAACCACCAGTTTCTAGAGAAGTGCTGGGCGGTTAATCCTAAGAAGACTGTCGCAATCATCTTTAATGGGCGTGATAGGTTGAAGGGTAAAAAAGAGAAAACTGTATCTAATCAGGCGATGCTATGGCTGCGAGACAACAAGCCATATACCTATATGAATAACATATTAACCTATGTTAATAAATATGGGCGCTGGAAGGATTTGCTGTATATCTGCTATGAGAACGAAGGCGACGGGATGATTGACAAGAATTACGAATTAACTATGTTTGCCGATAAGTTGCGTGATGACTTGTCTGACCTGAAGATTAGCGAGATGGTAGCTAGTGAGCCTGCGAATGCTGCGAATGCTGCGAATGCTGACGATGAGACTGTCGCAGAGGAGCCTGTTAGCGAGCCTGTTAGCGAGCCTGCCTGTCCTAAGAAGGTTAAAAGCGTCTCTCTGTGTGCGAAGTGGGCTCCTAGCGAGAATGACAGGAACGACAGTCGCAAGCATTTCGCCAAGAAGATTGCTACCATCCTTTATGGTAGAGATGATGCTAAGAAGATGGAGAAGTATAGGAAAGAATATCTGGCTCCTCTCAGGAATAAGATTAATATTGTGGAGAAACTTATGTGTAATAATGAGTGGGACAAGATTAACTACGAGGGTGTCCCTGGTGTCGCATCGCGCAGATTACACAAAGCCTTTAGCAATCACGATAGCGACCGGTATTGCGATTACCTAGCAAAAGTTAGGAGCGGCGACGCCAAGATTAATATTACTGGTATTCTGCCTCACGAACTGGCGAATTACTATGTTAATCTGCGTAGCACTCAGGACGAATACGAGGAGAACGAAACAATTGAACTACAATGGAGGGCTGTCGTGAATGATGTTAAAAGTAGCGGCATTCTCGGGAACTCCTTGGCGATTATTGATTTGTCGGGCTCTATGTTCTCAGCAAGCAACGGTAGCGTGCCGGCTCAAGTCGCCATCTCTCTAGGTATCATAACCTCTATGTGTTGTAAAGGACTGTTTAAAAATAAGTTCATTACATTCAGCGACACTCCTGAGTTGGTATCCCTAATCCCCGATGATTTATACAAGGAATATACCGAGAAGGACATAGAGCCATCGCTATATACCTGCTTTAAATCTCTGGTTGATGTGGAGTTTGGCTATAATACTAACTTTGTTAAAAGTTGCGAGATGATTATTAAATACGGCAAGGAACATAATATTGCTGACGCTGATATGCCTAAGAAACTATTCATCTTTACCGATATGCAGTTTGACGAGGCGACTGTAGATGTAGTAGGTAAAGAACAAAATGGTATTGAAGTGCTGTATAAAACTATTGTTAAATTGTTTAAAGCTGCCGACTATACGGCACCTAAGTTTATATTCTGGAACCTCAATTCTAGCCACAAGCAGTCCTTCCCTGTGAATTGTAAGACTGAAGGCACAGCGATGATTTCAGGGTTTTCAGAGCAGTTGCTTAAGATATTTATGACATATGACGAGTTTAAACCCGACCTAATCGTTGAAGAAATACTCGCACCTTACCTGCCTGAAATCTTTATAGATGACAGCGAACTCTAGGCGATGTCTATGAACCGTAAGGGAGATGACAGCGAACTCTAGGCGATGTCTATGAACCGTAAGGGAGATGACAGCGAACTCTAGGCGATGTCTATGAACCGTAAGGAAGTAGGTAGAATGTAATGTATATGTAATGTATATGTAATGTATATGTAATGTATATGTATTATATATTTTTTATATTTAATAATAAAAATAAATTTCAGCGTTTAGCCCGCTTTAGCGCCCCTTCTTTCCCTTAGTAAGTTTAGAAGCAGTCTTCTTGACAAACGAGCCAATATCCTTAGTGCTGCTTAATAAACGCCCAGGAGTGTTGCGGATAGACTTAACAGGGTTCTTTATAACCTCCTCAACTTCTCCCTCAAACTCCTGTATCTTGACTAACAGGTTAGTTAGGGTGCTTATCAATATAGGGATGATTATGATGGTGAATAGGAGCGTTATGAATAAGAATAACGATATCATAGTTCCTATAGCGATAATATCACGGCGCAAATCGTCAGAGCACTTACACTTCTCGTTCATTAAAAAGCGCACATAGTCAAAGGCGTAATAGATATAGACGACGAAGGTTAAGAAGAAGATGAAGGTACCAAATGCTAGCAGTTGGACTATCGCAGTTCCCATATTCTTAGCGATGCTTTTAAGCGAGACAAACGCAGTTATGAAGAAATATACTAGCGCAACTATGGTGAATGTCTTGATGAACTCCTTGTTGGGATGCTCGGAGCATTCGCAACCGACGCTCTCTAACTTATATATATAACTCCAAATGATTACAAGCAGCAATACGAATATTAATTGTATAAATAAACTGCTGTAAAAAGATAAAGTGCTGTCAGCTTCTTTCATTATTCTCTATACTATAATAATAGAAATTATTTATTTTCTATAATATTATATATTAAAAATCTGGTAGAACTGTCGAAACTCTTGACATCCAGCAACTTCATCTTTTCAACCATCGCTTTAACCACCTGCTTATTATTACAGTTGTTTAATATCTTTAAAATCTGTTCTATAAATATATCTATAATATACTTGTGAATACTAGGATTACCAATACATTTCTCAGTTAAGTATCCGTATATGTCGTTTAGCAGCACCGAAATTTCTGTCGGCTTGTATTTAATCCATATAATATTTAAATTATGAACCCCTTTTTTCCATTTAATGTAGTCGCAGTATAACTCATACTCGTTATTCAGTAATAACAGGTTATTCTCAAATATATATTTGGGCGGTATCCACTCCTTATTAACAAGATAACTGTCCCATAACCTATCTATATTACTAGTTAAGAAGGCGCTGTCAAAATATTCTAGCAATTTAATATATATATTGTTTTCTCCGTCAATACTGTCTGTCGCCTTAATGTAAGACCAAATAGATAAGAATATATCTTTTAAGTCTGGTAAGTCGGCATCGGTGCCGCTTACGCCGTTTACGCCGTTTACGCCGCTTATGCCGCTTACGCCGTTTACGCTCTTATTATTGTCAATAATAGCCTTTATTTTAACATAGATGGTCTCTTTGTTCTTTGCTGTAAGTTTATTTAAATAGCCGATTAATGCCCTCTTAGTACAAGAATTAACAGAAAAGTCTGGAATAATAATATGAAACCGCCCTTTATTAGTGGCGGCTCCTGTCCCTGTATTATTAGCGATATGTAGGCTCTTCTCCTTCTTGTTATTTAACTTTTTCTCCCATATCATCTTTGGGTCATAATACGAATCAAAGCAACTACATGATTTTTTAAGAGCGTCCGCTTTATTCATAATATTCACGGGAACATCTATATTATATCTACCTTGAAAAACAGAGAGACCAATTTTAATTACTTTCTCATCCATTATAATACTAAATATATTTAATAATCTTATATATAAAACGATGTGTCTAGGATATTATAGGATACTGTAGGACATATCATACCATACCATACCATATCATATCATACCATATCATACCATACCATACCATACCATATCATATCATACCATATACCATATAAAAATTATATATATATAGTATGATATAATATACCATATTATATGAATTTAGATTTAAAAAATCAATTCGTAGAAGACCTAGATAATATTTATAGAACTCATTTAATATATAGGACTATCGTAGTATGCGACAAAGATATAGTCGATTATAAGGAGTTGCTAGAGAACAAGGACTTTAGCGTCTATGTTGTTAATACAGTCTCTAATATTAACTACGATACTTTAGACCACCGGATTATCCTAGTGAATAACAAGATACTTGAAGACTTTTTAAATAGCATTATAGCAAATGATATTGACAACTTCTATACATATATATCATTCACCTATGATAATACCAGTATGAAAGAGGCAATTGTAAAGAAATACCATAATGTCTGCGATATTGTTAATAATATTTTATAAATTGTAATTTATAATATATCATTATGTTAGGAAGAATTGAATGGCTAAATCAAATGGAATGAGTTTTGGAAAAGGTATGGGTATGAATTTTGGAAAAGGTATGAGTATGGGAAAAGGCAAGGGCTCTAACAATATAACCTTAACAGGTATCATACTGATATCTGCTGTGTTTATATTTGCTATACTTATTGCTAATAAGGAGATGATACGGGAGAGTTTTTTTAGTGAAAAGAGATATAGTTTTGAGTATTACTATATGGATACTTGCGAACATTGCAAAGTGTTTAACGCTAAGGGCTATTGGGATGACTTGAGCGCCCAGACATTTAATAATGTATCGCTAAAAAAATACGATAGAGCAGAGCATATAGAGCGTGTTAAAAGCCTAGGGATTACAGGATTTCCGGCTTTCATTATGGTTGATAACGCGGCAGGCGGCTCTCCTACTATCCTTGCGTCATTTGAAGAAGAAAGGACATACGAAAACCTCTTAAATTTTATAAAGCAATACGAGTAAGTGAGTAAGCAAACAAGCTACGGATTATATAAGATAATATTAAAGTATAATATTAAAGTATCGTAATATATTAAAATGGGCGGTGGTATAACACAGTTAGTTTTAAAGGGACAAATGGACGCATATATTAATATAAGCCCTTGTATTAACTACTATAAATATGTGTATAATAAGCATGTTAATTTTTCTATGGAGAACAAGAATATCATTCCTATAAAGAACGCTTCTATAGACTTAACGATTACCACAGCAAATATACAGATGACTTTTGAGATTAAACGCTATGGTGATTTAGTAAGTAATATGTATCTGTCTTTTAATCTACCAAACATATATTCTACGGATACGCACAGGTTCAGGTGGGTAAATAATGTAGGGCACAACTTTATTAAAACGGCTACCATCAGGATAGACGGGATAACAATAGATGAGGTATATGGAGAATGGATGAATATCTGGAATGAATTGACAAACAAGGACGGAGTTGAATACAATAAACTTATTGGGAATATTCCCGAATACACCAATCCTAATAACAACAACACGAGGTATGTCATCAAGAATAACATATTATATAACCGTGTATATCCGTCTAAGGACAAAATAGCGGACGCCGACAATCCCTCAATAAAAGAGCGGGTATTACAGGTGCCCTTAAACTTCTGGTTCACCCGTAATCCATCTCTGGCGCTCCCGTTATACAAGATACAAAATCAGGAGATAAAGGTGGATGTCGAGGTTAATGATATTGAGATGTTATATCAGGTATGGTGCGACAAGTTGAAGATGTATGTGTCGCCCGCATTTTATAATAACATATATAAGGACAATATAAATATCAATACTTTTTTGAAGAGCGGTAGTTATATTCAGTTTTTTCTAGATGCGAACTATGTATTCCTAGATAGCGATTACAGGATGAGTTCATTACAGACGGAAGGGATTGTTAAATATGTGGTGGATTATGTGAAACGGCAGACATTTCAGGCGCTAAATATCACTAGCAGCGCTGGAGCTTACACCTTGACAAGTTCTTATAATCACATTAAAGAGATTATATGGGTATTGCGTCGCGCAGATATACCGGAAAAACTGAATATACACGACAACTATACTGCTTCGCACACATATAACGAGACTATGGGATTGCTAGAGAGCGCGCAAATTAAGTGGGCGGATACTATAATACGCGAAGACCAGAAAGCCTACTATTATAATAACATACAGCCCTACCAGTATCATACGCAGGTGCCTAGGACGGGCATATATTGCTATTCGTTCTCTTTGTTCCCTGAGAAGATAATGAGCGCAGGCTCTTTTAATAACCAGATGACGAGCACCTCGCTATACCTGAAAATCAATAACAAAGGGAACGACACAAAAGACATTACGAAGACAGCCGAATACAAATATTTATTTGAGTTAGCAAAGCGAAATTCGGTGGATTATATCCAAGAGAAGGATGTTAAATTAGATGTTATCGTATATACGAGGGTGATTAATGTATTCTCTGTAATTAACGGGACATGCAACTTTATTTGGGCTAGATAAGTAGGCTAGGTGGGCGTGTCTCTATATTTTTTATATCCATCTTTAATAAAAAGAGTTTAGGATGGATTTGCTAGTATTAATACTAATATTATTATCAGGATATATAATTAAATATTTAATAGATACCATAAATACCCTTAATACTGAAATACGAGAGATAAAGATGAAATGTATATCGGGAAATAAAGATTTGGTATTTGACAGTCCACCTAGCAACGGCGCTAGCGCTGCGACTAACGCTGCCGCAAATGCGAATGACGCATTAATTAAAAATATAGCATACTTTAAGGACTACTTTGATGACAAGTAATAATGATATAAATAATAAACGCATATATATTTAATATAAGGAAAGCATTCAGCGACGCTTATAAAATGCCTAGAAAAGCGAAAACAGCCGATGCGAATGCGAGTGATACAAAGAAGAAAAAGAATTTAATGAATACAATAATAAAGGATATCTCTGTAGTTGATAACGAGGACATCATATTACAGTTGCCTTTGTCTAATACGCAAATCGCCAAACTGAATATAGCTGACAACGCGACTAGCACCGAGTTTCCAGAGCCCTATGAGCCAAACTGTTTTTATATAAATGAGAACAACACCTACAGCACTATTCAAGATAACATTATATTTGACAATAGTAATAGTGAGTATTCTTTGAAAGTATCACACAAAGAGGAAATCTTGAATTCTAATAATAACTGCTACTGGTGTTGTCATCCTATAGACAACCGGACATTCGGGATGCCCTATAAATATAATATTAAAACAGATACCTATGTGTTATTTGGGAACTTCTGCTCGCTAGAATGTGCTAACGCGTATAACTTCTCCTCTCACAGCGGTAGCGACAAAGTCTGGGAAATCAACAGTTTGATACAGATGCTTAGCAAACATTATGGGTTCTCGCATCCTATCCGCCCTGCGCCATCGCGATTTCTTCTAAAAATATTTAATGGTCCTATGACTATTGAAGAGTTTCGCAAAGGTCATTACACGAATGACAAGACATATATTCTAAACCTACCGCCTATGATTTCTACCAATTTTACATACGAAGTTGTCAATACCTCGTATTTAAAGAATATTACTGACAACATGCACATTAAACTAGATAACCAGAGCCAGCATCAAACCACCAAGAAAAAAGGCGCTAGCGCTGCGAGCACAATTGACAATAAACTCAGTTTAATAGTCTCTAATAACTAAAAATTGATATAAGAATAACAATCTTTATATATATGCGCTAAAACGATAAGATGACTACGACTGCCTCCGCTGCTGCTGCCGTTTCAGGTATTTACTTTTCTCCTTATAGGATTTCTACTATAACATGCAACGCAAATGTAGGTAATAATCTTAATGTTAATCTGGGTATATTATTTGACAATATTGAAGTGATAGAGAATGTTGCTGAAAGCGGCGACAAAGGCGTCGTGTGGGCTCAGTTTATGAAAAACGGGACTGATGCTTCTAAAGGCGTATATCCTAAGAAGCGCAGGAAGAGCAAGAAGAATACTATGAAAAAGAACAGGTTTGACAATCAGGTTACGGTTATTTACAAGTTTAGCGATAAATATATCCCTAATGTGAAAATATTCAAGAACGGCAATATACAATTAACGGGTATCAAGGATATCAAGGATACCGAAGAAATAGTCAATCATATTATTAATGAAATTACTTCAATATATAACAATATTGACAAGGCTATTATTGTTAATCCTGAGCCTGACTATGTTCTGGATTTGAAATACCAGAACTTTAAAATAAGGATGATTAACACAGACTTCAAGGTTTATCACGACCCAGAACTGAAAAATGGATTTGAAATCCGCCGCAAAGAAATCCATAAGTTGTTTATTAACGATGACCACAACAATAAGTGTAGTTTTCAGCCCGGAATATATCAAGGCGTTAAACTAGAATACTTCTGGAATATTCACAATAAAAACAAGAATGGTATCTGTTCGTGCCCGAAGTATTGCTATGGCAAAGGCACAGGGCAAAATCTAGGCGAATGTAAGAAGGTTACTGGAGCATTATTTGAAAGCGGTAGCGTATTGATTACAGGCGGTATAACATTCGCGCAGGTTGATGAAACCTATAAATATATATGCGATTTTCTAGAAAAACACAAAGACATCATTAGAAAGCCGCCTCCTAATACCAATATGACTACAACGACTACGATGACTACGATGACAGCCTAGATAGTATTTGTATGACATTCTATATTATATACATTAGGGACATTAGCGGCATTATCAATTATATTATATTTTTTATAATCTCCGCTATTTACGGTATTATTACCAGGTCTATTATAAGAGGGTATATGATGACTTGCGTAAAAATGCGAACAGTATGCTACGGCATCTGGCTCAACTCTAGGTATCACATAGTTATTTCCCCAAGGTTTCTTATCAAATAAAACATCACCTGTGTATAATCCTGCGTTCTTTAAGGGTTCCGGTGCTTTAACATTAGGGCTATAATCTAACTCAGTATACATTAATTCACCTCCCATTTTTGTATTTGTATTATTCTATTACAATAGAGGGAATAAAAAAATAAATAATATAAAGATTAAATAACATAAAGAACTATATAAATGAGTTCTAATAAGAAGAGAGGAGCTAGTAATGTTGGAGGATACGACAGTAGTATAAAAAAGGTTAATACCGGCGGCAGTCAGTCTAGCGAGCAGCCAGACTTTCTTAGCGACGGCTTAGATAACAAGGCAATTTGTGATATCGTTCAAGATATTATGGTTATTATCCACGACAATAAAGGGGCAGTCCCGCATACAGTTTTAGTTAATAACATAAGCGGTAATGACAAGTTTAAATTTTTTATAGAAAGATATCCTATGCTTTTTGATATGGTAACAAAGGAGACAGGGTTTGAATATTCAAGCCTAGAGTATTTCTTGTCTATGCGAGACGAGATTATCAAGCAGCGAATTACCAGCGAAGAGGCATCCAAGCAGGTAGGACAAGTATGGTTTGACAAATACTATAAGAAATAGAGATATGATAATCATCATATTATTCATTATTTTTTCTATTATAAATATAAAAATTGATATAAGAAGGTATTGTATATCTATTAATACAATTACACTATGACTTCCGCTTGTTCTCCTGTTAAATTTCCTACCAACCTCTATGAACTTATAGAAGAAACATTTAAACTCTATGAAGAACGCTACGCCGGCGCAGCTAGTGTCGTCCCTGTTATGGGTGATATGAGCGAAGCGTCGCTAGAGTGCGTAGCGAGAGTAGCCGTAGCGGATAACAACAGTTATGCTAACAACAGTTATGCTAACTGCCTGATTTCTCTGTTAAAGAAGTATCACCTCTGGCCTATGATGAAAGTCAAGAAGTTCAAGGGACGCAGCGATATTGTCCTGCTACACAATACCTATATTAGGAATAATGTAGATAACTTTAAGGAGTTATACGAACAGTGCAGAAGTATCGTCCTAGACTTCAGTCTCAATTGTAATAATAATATTGTAGTTACTTACGCTAACTCTATCCCAGAGCGTATCAATTACAATACTTACATCTCTACGCTCGTCGGCAGCGACGCTAAAGCGAGCAGCGACACCGACAAAGTATATGAGGCGTATGACGGCACAATTATCACCGTCTATCATTATAAGGATGAGTGGTATTTCGGGACTTCCAGTTGCCCCGATGCGAACAGTTCTAAGTTCTCGCATCCTACCAAAACGCACGGCAATATGTTTGACGAAATTCTCTATAAATACTTTAGGCATCATTTGACTGCTGAAGATACTGCTCTAACAGCCGAAGAATTATCCGCAAAACTACGAGGCTTATTCGTCCAACATCTAGACCCTGCTATGGCTTATGAGTTTATTATCGTTCATCACGAAAACCGACATATTGTAGATTATACTGGATTGCTAGGAGAGAACTATATGGAGATGTTTCACATCAATACGAAGCATCGCTGTTCGCTCGCCGAAAATGACATTATGTCCTCTATTATCCCGTCGCTGCTAGAGGTCGGTGTTAAATATCCATTGCCGTTCAATAATATTCAGGAGGCATACGCGCATATCAATACGATGCCGTATAGTTATGGTTTAATTGTTAAGAAGATGGTAGCGAGCGGCGGCAGCGGCAGCAGCGGCGGCAAAGTGAAATTATACAAGATTTCTACGGACGCTATCAATTATCGCGAAGAGACTGACCCGTGTCATCCAAATATTTGGATGAATATCCTGTCGGTATATATGAAAAACAAGACCGAATATACCATCAAAGATTATATCGCCAATTACCATCCCTATATTAATTTGCCGGTGGATAATAACGGACAGAAGATAGACCCGACATATCTCGTCCATACTATCATCTCAACTATCAAGGACAGTCTGTATTCCTATTATAAGGCGACTACCGTCTATTACCCCAATTATAACCGCTACAAGATGAATAAAGAGATGGATAAGCAGTTCCCGCCGATTATCCAGTATCATTTGGCGCAACTGCGTAATCTCCAAGTTAATACCTATAAGACAAAGATGATTACTATGGGTAATGTGTATCACTACATCTGTCAGTGCAACGACATTAACAACATTAAGACCCTTATCCAATTCTTTGCGTCCAACCCCATTAACGAGATGTCGCCGAGAACCTCTATGTGTTTCGCTATAATGACTAGCCTAATCTCTTAAAATCGCTTAATCTCTTAAAATCGCTTAATCTCTTAAGTCCCGTCCTCCATCCGCCCTGCGTTAAATATCCTTTATATTCCTTTGTATTATTTTTTATATTTATAAAATAAAATAAAAATCGCATATATATATAGAAAGAAATATAGTGAATATGGTTGAAAGCCTTATGCAACAAATCCAAAGCGCTATGAATGGAGGAAAGAAGTATGTCCGCAAGCCTGTTCGTTCTGCCTCTCCTGTTAAGCGCAAGCCTGTCCGCTCTGCTGCGAAGCCCGTGAAGCCCGCGAAGCGCCGTGTTTTTCCTAAGATGAGGAGAAGCGTTGGCGGGTTCTTTGAGGAGTTAAATGAAATGTTTGCGAACAACGCTAAAGAAGAAGAGAAGGAGAAAAATGGTGGAACTAGTAATCCTATGAAAACTCCTATTAATATGTTGTATACGGATACTAACGGTGCTACTGGTATGGCTGGTGGGCGTTTTCGTGCGTATAAGAAGAAAGTCATAGTAAAGAAAGCGATGACAGGTGTAAAGAAAGCGGCAAAGCCCAAGCGCCGTATGACATATGGTGGATACGAGGATTATGAAGCGGAGGCACAAGAAGAAGAGGCTCAAGAAGGTGGACGCCGTCGTGTGTTTAAGAAAGCGCCTAAGAAGGTAGTAAAGCCCAAGCGCCGTCCAGCATCTAGAGGTCGTATGTCATATGGCGGAAATGAGGAGGTTGAGGCTCAAGAAGGCGGTCGTCCTCGCCGTCCTCGCTCAGCATCTCCCGCACGCCGTCATCGTGTCCGCAGTGTTAACCATTAGATAGATATTATTGATAAATGACTTCTTTTTTTGTAATATATAAAAAAATGATATATAATATAGATATAGTATATCAACTATACAAAATGCCTACATTCCAAAATTACAATTACGACGAACCCTCAGGCTGTTCTAGTTTTGAAATAAATAATATAGACCTAGCAATTATTAATGGTATTCGCCGTGTTATATTAACCGACATCCCTATTACCGGTATTATCGGGGAAAAACTAGAGAACGATGAGCCTAGTGTGGATATCATCGTGAATAATGGCGCACTTCACAACGAGATTATTATTCATCGCATCGGGCTCATCCCTATCTGTCTTAAAGAGGACGAGATAGACAGTTATAAAGATAATAGCATTCATATTGAATTAAATGTCAAGAATACCACCAACAAGACGCTAGATGTCCTAACTAGCGATATAACGGCTACTCGTAATTCGGTTAATATAGAAAAGAAAGAACTCGCCGATATTTTCCCTGCGAACAATATATCAGGCGACCATATCTTAATAACACGCCTGAGAACCGGCGAGCACCTACATTTCAAAGCGAAGGTCGTTAAGCGGACTGGTCGTGATAATGCGTCGTTTAATCCGGTGTCGCTCTCTAACTTCTCGTATATCCAAGACCCCAAAGAGGCTGATAAGAAGAATAATATCTTAGACAAGGAGCGCTCGTATTACAAGAATAAATATGGAGATGCTGTGCGGTTCAAGTTTGATATTGAAAGCATAAACCACAATATCAGTTCCAAATATCTAGTTTCTAAATCGCTAGACATTATCATCAGTAAATTAGAACTGCTTCGGCGTGAATTGAATAATGCTAACGCGGCTAACGCGGCTGCTGTGGCTGCTGCGACATCATCAAAGGTTAAAATACAGCAATTTCAAGATATCGCAGGAACTTACGAGTTCATTATTGAAGACGAAGATGACACGCTCGGTAATATTATACAATCCCATATCCACAATCATTATATTAGAGAAAATAATAAATACAAGGATAAAATAGCCTGTACCTATATCGGCTATATCTGCCCGCATCCGCTAAAATCCTTAATGATTTTGAGAGTATCTCTAGAAGGCGTTGATGCCTCTAGCACTCCCAAGATATTCTCCACATTTCTAGACGATAACTGCGCAGTAATCATCGAAGAACTATCAAAGATTAAAAATGATTGGGTGAAGTTTGCTATTGATAATATTTAGATAGATACGCTTACGCTCGGCGATTAGCCTTTGGCTTCTTCTTATATGCCCTTTTTTATAATTCTAATTATTCTTTTTTATCTAATAATATTATATATTATTGTAGTAAATAGAGACATAAGTTCGTAATGGATATGGATATAGAATACTTAGACGAAGAACTAGAAGATATTGAATATACCGAGATACTCAGTTTTGAAGAGATGAGCCGTATCAATCCCTCTTTTATTGCTTTGGATAAGGAAGAAATATACAACAGTCTATATGTTTTTTTTAAGGACAAAAAGAAAGCCGACTTATTACGAAGCCTATTCTATGAGATACTAGTAAATCGCGAGAGCAAGAATGGTAAAATAGAAGATTATTCTAACTATATCTTCGCTGCCGAAGGCGAACTAGAAAAATACGGAGACGAAGAAGGCGAAGGCGGCGAAGGCGGCAACCCTAAAGATGCCGTGTATAACTTTATCGGCAAATACAATAACAAGAGCGACCTTCGTGAATTCACTAAGCGTAAGTTTGCCGTATCCTATGACAGAAAATCTAATAAAATAAGATTGAAACCAACACATAATACAAGTATCGTTATTGGGGCCGCTGACGCCGCTAACGCTAGTTCCCACAAAGATTACCCTAAATATCACAAGATTATCAAGGATTACTCTGTTGTTAATTGTGCTAGCGTAGAGAAGGTTGAGAACATTTATAATATTAATGATACTGATGGGGACAGCGGAGGCGGGGAGGGTATCGCTCTTCCTATATCTGGTGCCTATTACAAGATACCTACAGCGACTGTGAATGACTATATGTATGCGAAGATAGCATCGCATCTATTAAACAGCGTTAATACGAACTACAAGTCCGGTACAGCAGGAGCAGCCGATATTTACGAGTTAATCAAGAATACACGCCCTGATATCGGGATGATTATTAGGGAGATTAATAGCAATAAAGATGCCTTTTATCTAGACTACGGTAATATCAATAATATATTTAAAAAATACGACTATTCTTTGGATTTTATAAGCAATAAGGATTTGGAGGTTTTAACAGACTGTATGTATTCTATTATAAAGAGCGAGAAGGAGCGCAAGAACGCTCACGGTAGCTTCAAGATTAAGCGCCCTGTCTTGATTAATAAGAAGCTGACATTTTATGATAATATTGAGAAGACGCTCAAGGTCGTCAATATATCCCCGCAGGTGAAATCATTTCTAGAGAAGACAAAGGATATTATAATAAAATACAAAAGCGACATCATACAGACAGAGGTTATCGCTTTGAAAAATTATAATGTGTATGATATTATTCAGCAGATAAACGAGGACGCTATTACGATTGAGGATATAATAGACGAACTCAAGTTATCTATAAAAACCATAAATATAGATAATGCTCTAGAGACTATCAACGATATATTAGAGGCACAAGAAAATTTAGAATATATTAAGGAGGATTGTGAGAATGTCAAGAACGACTTTGTATATTCACGAGAGCATATATTTGATTACGACAAGGACGGGAAAAAGTATGTCATATCTAAGAGAGAAAACAAGGCGATTAGCGACGGAAACGACATAGACAACTACGAAGGGCTACAGGATGATGACGATATTATTGAAGACGAAAACAAGGGGATTGTCGGCGATGCCGATGATATTGGTAGCGCCGTAAACGGCATAGGCACTATCCCTACGACAACAGCTCATAATAATAATTATGACATTAACAGGTATATAGCAAACATCCACTTTAGGAATGATAAGGCGTTTATAGAGATTTTAAGAATTATTCTAGAGTTGATTAAGAAGGTTAATGATGTAGCCAATATTGATATTGATTACGACGCTCTGTCTAACCACATATTTAAAAAATATCGCACCAATCTAACAATAACACGATATGAAATATACCTTAAAAAGTTGAAGAAGTTGAAAACAGCCGGAGCCGAAGATATCAAGAAATACGCCAAGAAATATGCCGAAAGAGTGCCCTTATATTTGGATTTATGTTTGTCTAAAAGCAATCTAGACAAGCGCCACAAATGGTATGATGATATAAAGAAGGCTGTAGCCGAAGAGTTTATAGAGAAGACGCACATAGATATAGTGAAGACCGCTAATAAGGAGTTCGTAGCCGCAATCAACTCTATATTTTACGAGGCTATCTGCTTCTGGATTGTGGATACACAGGACAACATATTAAAAAACAACATAGTGCTTAATGCGAATACGATGAACCCAAGGCATATTGACACATTCAATAGCAAAGGGCTGCTATATTATATTATAGAATTATCAATAGACCACTTTAGATTGAGCGACGACAACGATTATATGATAAATACCGATGTTTTACAAAAAACCCTAGTAAATATTATTAAAAACGAGTATAAGGATAAGGGCGAAGCCGTATTGAATGAACTGCTTAACAAGAAGAATATAGACGCTAAGAATAGATGCTCCGTTGATAGAAATAAATATACCGACGAAGAACAGTATTACATAGATAAACTGCTTTTAACGCCTAATATTAATTCTAAATACGAAAAGATACACAAGTATATACAAGGCTGCTGCCTACGCAAACTAGACATCAACTTTAATGACATAAGCGACTTTGTCAATAACGATAACACAGAGATTATAAAGTTGAAAGAACATTATTCTAAAGTTAATCTAAATAACAAGGAGCGGGACACCAGATATACGCTGCCTCGACTGTCGTCTCTTGCTAAATTACACAAGAACAAGAAAGGCTCCGTAAGCAAAGGCGATGCTAGCGATGCTAGCGATGCTAGCGATGCTAGCGACGATGACGATAAGGACATATTCGCAAACGAAGTTAGGGACAAGGTTAAACACATTAAATATGTAATTAAAAAACCCTTTGTTTATAATTTTAAACATTATGGTGTTGTCGTGTGGCTAGATGAGATGGATGGTAAATCTCCACTATTGCCTAGTAATCTAATTGTAAATCTTAAAAATTACAATATTGACGCTGTTAAACAGGCGATTACCGACAACATCAAGAGACTTAAGAATATAAAGAGTAATATTATCGGCGATTTTTTAAATTGTGCGTTTATAAATTACAAAGAGATATTGCTTAATATATGTAAGATATTGTATGTGTCTGTAGCGGGAGCAGCGGGAGCAGCGGGAGCGGATGCAGTATTACGAGATAGGGTTATGAACTCAATTAAAGACATCAAAAAGATTTCTAAGTATCTCTATGATTTAAATAAAAATTATGATGAAGAAGATGAGGTTGTCGTTAATATTATAAACCTAGCGGTTATCGCAAACTGCTTGAATTACCCTGATTTATTAGGAGTTGAAAATATCCCTAAGAAATTTGTAGCAGATAAAGCTGACAAACTCTATGACTATTTAAAAACATACTTAGAAGGTAAATATAACAAGTTCTTAAGTCCCGAAGAAATCACGATATTCCTTGATAAAAAGCGTGAAGAATACAAAATTAAAAAATTAAAAGATAATGCCGACTTAGATGTAGAACAGAATGATATTCGCCGACAAATGAAAGCAGCTGGTATTAAAGATACCTATAATACTAACAAAGACGGAGAAGCCGAAGGCGGTGGCGGCGGTGATGCTGGTGATGCTGGCGGTGATGGTACCGATGCTAGCGGCGACATAGCAGATACTTATAAGAATGACGAAAAGGATGCTGACTACAATAGCAAAGATAATGACAATTATAATATATATGATGACGAAGATTATGAATGAATATGAATAATGAATGAATATGAATAATATTACATATCTATTACGGGTTCGCCATATTCATAGCGTTCTGTTGTCGCATAACAATCTCAGCGCTATTAGGTGCGGTGAATGTCTTGTTATTTCCTATGGTGCCGTTAAGTTGTAGAGGCAGATGCCTATCTTTAAAACTTTCTACGACTTGCATCTTGTATCTGTTTGGTATTTCTTCGAATAATATATCATTTATCAGGTTCTCGTATTTTAATGCTAGCAGACTGAACTCGTGGTCGTCTATTTCGTCGTCATTCTCAATCTGTCCCGCTAATAATAAGAATTGTTGCCCTAATCGCTTGAATAAATCGCATTTCTCGCTAGCCTTAATGCTGTTATTAAGCGATATAATAAGAACACTAATAGCATTCACAACGATATTAGGTATCTTAACTTCGTTAGCATCCTCGCTAATACTGTTGATGATACACATAGCAGATGATGTTAAAACTAAAGGTATATTGAAGGCAAACTTAACCATAGACCAATAAGCGCTCGCTTTACTACATAACAATACGAGCGCCTCAGTCTTAGATAATAACTTCTCCACCTTGAAAGACAAATTAGGCGATGTTTTAGAAGCAACTTTAGTAATTACGGTGGTATCAGCCATATTATCTTTTTTATCCTTACTATAATATTATTATAATATAAAAATATGTTAGTATTACCCGAAATATCTATATAAGGCTTCGCTATACTAAGATATGGCGAGCGATAGCCTAGCGTCCGGCTAGCCTGTCTAGCCTGTCAAGTCTCGCAGTTAAATCATCTATCGTCTTTTGTTGCCTCCCTACAGTCTCCGTTAAATCTTGGATAGACTTTGTTAATAGCGGGATTAGCGACATATATTCTATCGTATAATTGTTGCTATCATTCGCAGGCACATTAACAGCCTCTGGTATCACTTTGTGTAAATCTTGAGCGATAAATCCATAATTCCTCTTATCTCCCTCGTTCTGGTCGATTGTTAAGTATGATACCGGCAACAGCCTATTAATCAATTCAAGCGAACTATCCAAACCCCTTATATCCTTTTTATATCGCCTATCACTTATTGTTGAGTAATTAATCGCATTAATCGTTCCATTCACATCTAATTTACATATGGGGTTCGTGGTGCCTATGCCTACATTATTATTATTAAAAATGTTAATTATAGAATACTCTGTGGGCTCATAGGGCGTCCCTAATTGCCAGATTTCTTGCGCGTTCCAAGACGACGACAAGACCGCACTATTACCCTCGTTGTATGTCGCCGGTCTGTTTAAATATATCTTGCCGTCCTGCGTATTATCGCCTAACTGAGAGCACCACATCGCCGTATAATAGACGAACTCGGTGGATGTCGCAGGCAAATCAAAGAATGAGCCCGATATATTCGCAACGAAATACGACGAGGTGCTAGCCTCCGCCCCTAGATTATGCGACAACCAGCAAGAAGTCCCTTTGTTGTCTATTAGGTTATTACCATCAGCCTCTGTTATGTGAGCCCACGCTCCTGCTTCGCCAATCTTACGATATAGGCGCAGCCCCCACCATCTGGCGTCAGTCCCATAATCAATACCTATATGACACGAAAGATGGACGAGCACCTTAGAGGAGATGTGGGTGGGCTTGATACGCACGCAAAAACCCTGTATCTTGTCGCTGATGATACTGGTATTATTGTCAATAAATTGCCAGCCACCCCCTGTTTTAACCACAATATTCCTATATATATTAAAGAGCGTCTGTATTGACATATTTTGACATATAACCGCATTCTTAGGGATGAAAGTCGTCTCGCGTTGCCAGATTTCTTGTGCGTTCCACGAAGACGACAAGACAGCCGTATTGGAGGTGTTAGCGACATTATAGGTCGCTGGTCTATTCAAGTATAACTTACCGTTCTGCGATACATCCCCTAGTTGTGAGCACCACTTAGCAGTATAATATACATAGGTATCCATAACATTAGGTGTATCATAATAGGCACCAGAGACATTCGCTATAAAATACGAGTATGTGCTAGCCTCCGCACCAAGATTGTGCGAGAGCCAGCAAGTAGTCCCAACGCCTGCGCTGCCTGTGCCGTCAGCATCTGTTATGTGAGCCCATTCACCGGCTTCGCCTATCTTGCGATATAGCCGCAGCCCCCACCATCTGGCGTCAGTCCCATAGTCAATACCTATATGACAATTTAAATTTATCAATATTTTTGAGGTATAATGGTTTGGTCTTATGCGAACACAAAAACCCTGAATATTGTTATTAATGATACTAATGTTATTATCAATAAAATCCCAGCCACCCGACATTTTTTCAACAACATCCTTATAGATGCTAAACTGTGTTTGCGTTGGCGTATATTTAGTTACAATCCCGCCTTTAGGGAAATACGATGTTTCTAATTGCCAGATTTCGCTAACATTCCACGAAGAAGAAACAATCGCCGCATTTAAGGCGTTTATTACTGCCGGTCTATTTAAGTATAACTTGCCGTCCTGTGTATTGTCGCCAAGCAGAGAGCACCATTTCACAGTATAATAGACGAACAATCCGGCAGCGGTTGCTGCGATTGCCTCTGCGGTATCTACCACCGGCACATCGTAATAGGCACCAGAGACATTTGCTATAAAATACGAAGAGGTGCTCGTCTCTGCTCCCAGATTGTGCGATAGCCAGCAAGAAGTCCCGTCGCTAGCTCCGCTGCCGTCGCTGCCGCTGCCGTCGCCGCCCGTCCCGTCAGCCTCTGTTATATGCGTCCATTCACCGGCTTCGCCTATCTTGCGATATAACCGGAGCCCCCACCATCTGGCGTCAGTCCCGTAATCAATACCTATATGACAATTTAAATTTATCAATATTTTTGAAGAATAATGGTTGGGTTTAATGCGAACACAGAAGCCCTGAACCTTGTCATCTACGACATTAATGTTATTGTCAATAAATTGCCAGCCGCTGCCTGTCTTCTCAACAACATTTTTATACATCGTGAATTGCATCTGTATAGGACTAAATTGCGACAATATAGAGGAACTACCTGTATATGTTTTGCCGTTGGGATATATCATACCATTTTTATATAATTCTCCAGTAAAATTAACATTCCCTGTAATATCTAGGCTATTACGCATAGTCGCCAAACTATTAACAATAAGATTTGAATTCACAACCAACCGTCCGTTAATCTCTAGATTGCTATTATATCTATCTTCTATTATAAACTTATTCTTCTCGCCTTCAGTAATCTTGTCTGTAGTTATCTCGTTTATTCGTTGCTGTATTATATTACTGGTTGCTAGTATATAATTACTGGCGTTCCTGTTATTCACATTCATAGTATAAATTACCTCTGTTAGCCCGTCGCCTAAATTTGAACTGGTCGCCAATACATAGTTTTGTTGCTCGTTATTAAGCTGGGTTATCTGGTAAATTAAATCATCTTTCACAGATGATACATAATTACTGGAGTTATCATCATTCTCACGAACCTTGTTTATCAAGTTATTGCTAGTAGTAAGCACATAATTGCTAGTATCAAGGATAACATCTCTATTATTCCTTTTATATACTCCGCCACTACCATCGCTACCGCCAGTAATAAGAACATCTCCATTATTAGCAATCTTAAAGACCGCACTATTCATATTAGAAGCAACAAAGATATCACTATCAGGGCTATTCTGTTGAACCATTAAAGCACAACTAGTATTATTAGCATTTACAACCTCCAATCTCTCAGTAGTATAAACAACTGTGTCAAGTTGTGTTGTATCACCTAAAACTATTAGATTAGAATTAACAGTTAAAGTTCCATTAATCTCTAAATTATTATTATATCTATTATTCACTATAAACTTATTAACAGCATTTTCATTCTCTGTTATCATATCAGTAGTTAAATCAGTAATCCGCTGTGATATGAAATTGCTAGTAGATAATACAAAATTACTAGAGTTATCATCATTCTCTCTAACCTTTGTATTTAATGTTGATATACTATTATTTACTATGTTGCTTGTAAGCAAATCTAATATATGTAAGCGTTCGCTTAGCAGATTACTAGTAGATAATACAAAATTACTAGAGTTATCATCGTTTTCTCTAACCTTAGTATTTAATGTTGATATACTATTATTTACTATATTGCTTGTAAGCAAATCTAGAATACGCAAGCGTTCGCTTAGCAGATTGCTAGTAGATAATACAAAATTACTAGAGTTCTCGTCGTTTTCTCTAACCTTAGTATTTAATGTTGATATACTATTATTTACTATATTGCTAGTTAGTAAATCTAGAATACGCAAGCGTTCGCTTAGCAGATTACTAGTAGATAATACAAAATTACTAGAGTTCTCGTCGTTTTCTCTAACCTTAGTATTTAATGTTGATATACTATTATTTACTATATTGCTAGTTAGCAAGTCTAATATATGTAAGCGTTCGCTTAGCAGATTACTAGTAGATAATACAAAATTACTAGAGTTCTCGTCGTTTTCTCTAACCTTGTTTATCAAGTTATTGCTAGTAGTAAGCACATAATTGCTAGTATCAAGGATAACATCTCTATTATTCCTTTTATAAACACCATTATCACCATTACCGTTAATAAGAACATCTCCATTATTAGCAATCTTAAAGACCGCACTATTCATATTTGAAGCAACAAAGATATCACTATCAGGGCTATTCTGCTGTATCATTAATGCTGTTGTGGTATTGTTAGCATTCACAACCTCCAATCTCTCAGTAGTATATACTATTGTTTGAAGTTGCGTGGTATCACCTAGCACTATTAAATTAGAATTGACAGTTAAAGAACCATTAACCTCTAAATTATTATTATATCTATTATTAACTATAAACTTATTAATAGCACTTTCATTTTCTGTTATCATATCAGTAGTTAAATCAGTAATCCGTTGTGATATGAAATTGCTAGTTGATAATACAAAATTGCTAGAGTTTTCATCGTTTTCTCTAACCTTAGTATTTAATGTTGATATACTATTATTTACTATGTTGCTTGTAAGCAAGTCTAGAATACGCAAGCGTTCGCTTAGCAGATTACTAGTAGATAATACAAAATTACTAGAGTTATCATCATTCTCTCTAACTTTATTTATAAGGTTGTTGCTAGCAGTTAAGATATAGTTGCTAGAATTCTTACTTGCTATTGATATATAATTACTAGAGTTTTCATCGTTTTCTCTAACCTTTGTATTTAATGTTGATATACTATTATTTACTATGTTGCTTGTAAGCAAATCTAGAATACGCAAGCGTTCACTTAGCAGATTGCTAGTAGATAATACAAAATTACTAGAGTTCTCGTCGTTTTCTCTAACCTTAGTATTTAATGTTGATATACTATTATTTACTATATTGCTTGTAAGCAAATCTAGAATACGCAAGCGTTCGCTTAGCAGATTACTAGTTGATAATACAAAATTACTAGAGTTATCATCATTCTCTCTAACCTTAGTATTTAATGTTGATATACTATTATTTACTATATTGCTTGTAAGCAAATCTAGAATACGCAAGCGTTCACTTAGCAGATTGCTAGTAGATAATACAAAATTACTAGAGTTATCATCGTTTTCTCTAACCTTGTTTATTAAGTTATTACTAGCAGTTAAGATATAGTTGCTAGCGTTCTTACTAGCTATTGATATGTAATTACTAGAGTTATCATCGTTTTCTCTAACTTTATTTACAAGGTTGTTGCTAGCAGTTAAGATATAGTTGCTAGCGTTCTTACTAGCTATTGATATGTAATTACTAGAGTTATCATCGTTTTCTCTAACTTTATTTATAAGGTTGTTGCTAGCAGTTAAGATATAGTTGCTAGCGTTCTTACTAGCTATTGATATGTAATTACTAGAGTTATCATCATTCTCTCTAATTTTGTTTATAAGGTTATTACTAGCAGTTAAGATGTAGTTGCTAGCGTTCTTACTAGCTATTGATATGTAATTACTAGAGTTATCATCGTTTTCTCTAACTTTATTTATAAGGTTATTACTAGCAGTTAAGATGTAGTTGCTAGTATCAAGAATAACATCTCTATTATTTCTTTTATAAACACCATTACCATTAATAAGAACATCTCCATTATTAGCAATCTTAAAGACCGCTGTGCTAATATTAGAAGCAACAAAGATATCACTATTGGCGCTATTCTGCTGAACCATTAAAGCTGTTGTGGTATTGTTAGCATTCACAATCTCTAATCTCTCAGTAGTATATACAATCGTATCAAGTTGCGTAGTATCACCTAGAACTATTAAATTAGAATTGATAGTTAAAGAACCATTAATTTCTAAACTATTATTATACCTATTATTCACTATAAATTTATTGTTAGCATTTTCATTCTCTGTTATCATATCTGTTGTCAAGTTGGTAATCCGCTGTGATATGATATTGTTAGTAGATAATACATAGTTGCTAGCATTATTGTCGTTTTCACGCACCTTAATATTTAATGTGGATATACTATTATTTACTATGTTGCTTGTTAGTTGGTCTAGGATATGTAAGCGGTTGCTTAGTATATTGCTAGTTATCAGCACAAAATTACTAGAGTTCTCGTCATTCTCTTTAACTTTGTTTATAAGGTTGTTGCTAGCAGTTAGGATGTAGTTGCTAGCGTTCTTACTAGCTATTGATATGTAATTACTAGAGTTCTCATCATTCTCTTTAACTTTGTTAATAAGGTTATTGCTAGCAGTTAAGATGTAATTACTAGAGTTCTCATCATTCTCTCTAACTTTATTTATAAGATTGTTGCTAGCAGTTAAGATGTAATTACTAGCGTTCTTACTAGCTATTGATATGTAATTACTAGCGTTCTCATCATTCTCTTTAACTTTGTTTATAAGGTTATTGCTAGCAGTTAAGATATAGTTGCTAGCGTTCTCATCATTCTCTCTAACTTTGTTTATAAGGTTATTGCTAGCAGTTAAGATGTAATTGCTAGCGTTCTTACTAGCTATTGATATGTAATTACTAGAGTTATCATCATTCTCTCTAACTTTATTTATTAAGTTATTGCTAGCAGTTAGGATGTAGTTGCTAGCGTTCTCTTCGTTTTCTTTAACCTTGTTTATTAGGTTATTGCTAGCAGTTAGGATATAATTGCTAGAATTGTTATCATTCTCTCTAACTTTATTTATTAAGTTATTGCTAGCAGTTAAGATGTAATTGCTAGCGTTCTCATCATTCTCTTTAACTTTGTTTATAAGGTTGTTGCTAGCTGTTAGGATGTAGTTGCTAGCATTCTCATCATTCTCTCTAACTTTGTTTATAAGGTTGTTGCTAGCAGTTAGGATGTAGTTGCTAGCATTCTCATCATTCTCTCTAACTTTATTTATTAAGTTATTGCTAGCAGTTAGGATGTAGTTGCTAGCGTTCTCGTCGTTTTCTTTAACTTTGTTTATAAGGTTATTGCTAGCAGTTAGGATATAATTGCTAGAATTGTTATCATTCTCTCTAACTTTGTTTATAAGGTTATTGCTAGCAGTTAGGATATAATTGCTAGCGTTCTTGCTTGCTATTGATATATAATTACTAGAGTTCTCATCATTCTCTCTAACTTTATTTATTAAGTTATTGCTAGCAGTTAGGATGTAGTTGCTAGCGTTCTTGCTTGCTATTGATATATAATTACTAGAGTTCTCATCATTCTCTCTAACTTTATTTATTAAGTTATTGCTAGCAGTTAGGATATAATTGCTAGAGTTCTCATCATTCTCTCTAACTTTGTTTATAAGGTTATTGCTAGCAGTTAAGATGTAATTGCTAGCATTCTCATCATTCTCTCTAACTTTGTTTATAAGATTGTTGCTAGCAGTTAAGATGTAATTACTAGCGTTCTCATCATTCTCTCTAACTTTGTTAATAAGGTTATTGCTAGCAGTTAAGATGTAATTGCTAGCGTTCTCATCATTCTCTTTAACTTTGTTTATAAGGTTGTTGCTAGCAGTTAAGATATAGTTGCTAACATTCTCATCATTCTCTCTAACTTTGTTAATAAGGTTATTGCTAGCAGTTAAGATGTAATTGCTAGCATTCTCATCATTCTCTCTAACTTTGTTAATAAGGTTATTGCTAGCAGTTAAGATGTAATTACTAGAGTTCTCATCATTCTCTCTAACTTTGTTTATAAGGTTATTGCTAGCAGTTAAGATGTAATTACTAGAGTTCTCATCATTCTCTTTAACTTTATTTATAAGATTGTTGCTAGCAGTTAAGATGTAATTACTAGAGTTCTCATCATTCTCTCTAACTTTGTTAATAAGGTTATTGCTAGCAGTTAAGATGTAATTGCTTGCGTTCTTACTAGCTATTGATATGTAATTGCTAGAGTTCTCATCATTCTCTCTAACTTTGTTTATAAGGTTGTTGCTAGTAGTCTGGATGTAGTCATTAGCGGTAGCTTCGTTAAGATTAACTTTTAATGTTAATAATTTAAATTTAACATCTAGGTAAGCAATATTATTATATAGGATATTGCTTGTAGATGCTATGTAATTGCTGCTATTATTGTCATTCATAATCCCATAATTTATTAGGTTATTACTAGTAGTCTGGATATAGTTGCTAGTATCAAGGAAAACATCCCTATTATCTTTTTTATAAATACCTTGAATATTTATGTCCCCGTTATTTGTTATCTTAAAGACCTCCGTATTTATGTTTGAAGCAACAAAGATATCTCTAATGGTATCCCTTTGCTGTATCATTAATGCTACCTCCATATTATTCTCATTCACTATCTCAAGTCGTTCAGTATTATATACAATTGTATCAAGTTGTGTGCTCTCACCTAGCACTATTAAATTAGAATTAACAGTTAAAGAACCATTAATCAATAAACTATTATCATAGTAGTTGTTTATAATAAACTTCTTAGCAGCATCTTGGTTTTCATTTATCATATCAGTTGTTAAATCAGTAATCCTTTGTGATATTGTGTTATTCGTAGTTAAAATATAGTTGCTAGCATTATTATCTAAAGTCGTTATTATATTCGTTAGTTTATTGCTCGTATGGATAGCATAATTAGAAGTCCCTATAATGATATCATTAACATTATCTAAAATAGCAGTATTATTTATGTTCGGTGTTGTCAAAGGATAATAGATTTTATTAGAAGTGCTATAAACTATATTACCATCCACATCTATACCTATCGTTAGTTTATTAGAGTTATTATATAAGTTAATATTACTCAAGTTAATATCCCTATAATTGCCTCGCACATCCTTTATATTTAAAGAAATATTAGAGCCCCTAGAAAGCACCAAATCATCTAAATATATACTGTCGCCAGACAAATACAAGTTTTTCCACTTATTTAAAGACGAACCTAGGTCGAAAGCATTACTGGTATTTGGTATTATATTACCAGCTACCTTAATATTTCCTACAATATTTAATATATAATTTGATGAAGGGTTTGTAGAAATCCCTATATTACCGCTTACACCATCTATAATAATCCGGTTAGATGTCGCTATTCCATCATTATAGGCGAACGCAAGGCTATTATTAGAATTGCTTATTATCCATTCCTTATCACCCTCGTTATCCAGATGGATTGCGACAGATTTATTTGCGGTAGCGTCAGCTGCGGCGCTATTTCTTATCTTCAATCTAGCATTATTACCATATAAGGTTAAGAGTTGCTCTGGGTTTGTAGTGCCTATCCCGACATTACCTGAGGCAGTTATACGCACTCTTTCAGCTGTAGAATTTGTAATGAATTTGTGATAGCCGTCGGTATTTGTTGCTACATATGATATGGTGCCCGATGCGCCTGCGGAGCCTGAGCGAGTATTACCTGACAATTCTATCTTGGTATTTGTCGTATCATCAGTATCAGCAGTTCCTAAAATGGTATAATCGCTAGTATTATTTGCTATTCTAAGCCTACCTGCATTCCCTATCTGTAATATATTATTGGGCGTCGGCGTTCCTATCCCTACATTCCCGATAGGTGAAATAATAAGCTTTAGGGACGAACTGTTCGCACCGGATGCTGTGCTAAACTGTAAATCGCTACCGCCGCTATCGCCGCTGCCGCCGCTGCCTCCGCTGCCCGCATAAGTCGATGAAGTTATTTTGCTACGGGACGCCGTGTTATAAGAAGGCACCCCGAATTCAATTCCGGATACCTGATTGGCGCCTTCGGCATTTGTCTCAATTCTAACCAATTCGCCGCTAGGGTGCATGATATGTAGTTTTTTTATTGGGTCTGTCGTTCCAATCCCCACATTACCCAAAGTATAATTTAAATTAAAACTTTGGCTATTAATAATCCAAGTATAAGGTAGATATTCGCCTAACCGTTTAACAATAATATTAGATGTCGCTAATATATAATTGCTGGTATCAAGGATAACATCTCTATTATTTTTCTTATATATACCTGTAATATCAGTATCTCCTATAATATCTAATGCGTTGTTGGGAGAACTGCTACCAATCCCTACGCGTGCCCTACCGCCCCCCACAAAATACAAGTTGCTATTAGCGCTAGCATTATCTCCTATTTGTGTTATAGGTATTGTTGCGATTGCTGATTTAACAATAATATTATTAGAGACATCTAGGGTCGTCGCCGATATCCCATTATTTGCCGTGATTAACTGGGATGCGCTAATAGTCGTCGTTGTTATACCAGAGGCTGCTAATAACGCTCCTGATATTTTAGTGTCTCCAGCAACATCTAAGGCGACTGTAGGGGATGCGCTACCAACCCCTATTCTCGCATTTCCACCTCCCGCTATATATATATTGCTGGCGGCGTTGGTGTTAGTGCCGTATTGAGCGATAGGCGTAGTCGTGCTAGCGTTGCCTGCTATCATAGATGACGCTGTGATACCACTATTTGCCGATATAAGCCCTGAAGCAATAATAGAGGTCGTGTCAAGCCCTCCAGCCGTTTTTATTAATCCGCTCATTTCTAAAGTGGTGCCTGTAATTGCCGATGTCGCATTTATAGTGGTCGCCGATATACCTGCCGCAGCATTTATTATGCCTAGCGATGTTATAGTAGATGCTGTTAGCCCAGCATTAGCCGTAATTAATCCTGACGAAGTTATAGTGGAGCCCGATATAATACCTCCATTTGTATTCACAGCGCCTGTGGTATTTATTGTGTTTGCTTGTATTCCGTTAGTAGCCGTTATCAATCCCGACGCAGAAATTGTTGTAGCCGTTATGCCTCCATCTGCGATAACCTGTTTTCCTAGAGGGACTGTTATGCCTCCGTTAGCGGTTATCAATTCGCCTGCTAGAATTGTGGTGGTTGATGCGATGCTGTTCGCAGATATAGCAGCAGACGCATTAATCGTATTCGCAGATACTGTGCCTGATATGCTGGCGGCACCTAGAACATCTAGGGCGACGGTAGGAGATGAACTGCCTATGCCTATTCTTGCTCTGCCGCCGCCAATAAAATATAGGTTGTTTGCTGCGCTTGCGTTGGTGCCGTATTGGACGATTGGGGCTGTCGCTGTAGTTGATAAAACTCGTAGAGTGTTGGATGTTTCAATTGTGGTTGTTATGATACCGCCATTAGCAATTAATGATTTCCCTGTAGGTATCGACAGCCCATTATTGGCGCTTATTAAGCCTGACGCTGTTATTGCGGTAGCCGTGATGCCCCCGTTAGCCGTTAGCAGGCTACCAGCAGATACTATGAGCCCTTGCGTTGCTGTTATAACATCTGTAGCATTTAAGGAGGTGGTGTAGATGCCTCCATCGGCAATTATAGCGTAGCCGTAGGGCGTGATGATACCACCATTCGCAGTTATAGTTTCTGTAATATTTAGAAATCTAGTATTAACTGTGGTAGTATCAATAGAAATTGTTGTTAAGCCATCAACCACATTTAGCGTCTTTCCGGTAGGGATGGTTAAACCACCATTTGCTGTAATTAATCCAGAGATATTGGCGGAGCCTACTACATCAAGTGCGACTGTAGGAGATGCGCTACCAATTCCTAGACGAGACCTAGCGCCGCCTATTAAATATATGTTGCTGGTTGCGTTGGCGTTAGTGCCATATTGGGCGATAGGGGCGGTTAATAGCGTATTGACAAGTATTAAGTTTGAGGTTATTGTGGTTTGCCCGAGTATGCTAACATCACCGATGACATCAAGTTTAGACCTAGGCGCGGAGCTTCCAATACCGGTATTACCTGACTGTAATATACAGAAATCTATGCGATTAGAGGTATTGTTAAGTATATTAAAGGTGCCCTCTTTATTTATTAGGTTCCAGTTGTTATAATTGTAATTACCATCGCTATATATTTGAATATTACTATTAAAACACTTAATCATTTTGCTATAACTACAATATTTAATATATATATATATTATAAACCTTCGGTTCCATTTTCTTAATTATTATATAAAAATTGATAATGTCTTATAAAATATATAGTAATGTCAAGAAATATGAGCGGCGATAGCGGCGATAGCGGCGTGATTAACATCTATATTGACGGCTCGTGTATTCATAATGGTAGCCCTAATGCTATTGCTGGATACGGTGTATATTTTAAAGCTGATGACGAGAGGAATGAATATGCTAGGGTTGTTGGTAAACAGACAAACAATACTGGCGAATTAACGGCGTTTATTCGTGCCGTTGAGAAAATGAAAGACGAAATAATCAAAGAGCCGCCTAAAAAAATAGCCATATATAGCGATTCAGAATATGTGATTAAATGCGCTGGTGCTTACGGCGACAGATTATTCAAGAATGATTGGAAAACTGTTGAAGGTAAGGTTCCACCTAATCTTAAATTAATACAAAGAATACGCGAAATATACCGTCCATACAAAAAGCACATAGAGCTACATCATATTAAAGCACACACCGGATTTAACGACGAGCATTCTATAGGGAACGCTGAGGCAGATAGATTGGCTAACTTGGCGGTCGGTGTGGTAGTCGCAGCAGCCGTCGCCCCAGATTACATAGACAATACTTTGATATCTAATATCAAGCAACCTTCTAATAAGAATTATATCAATATTGGTTTCGATTACAAGGATGCTGTGAAGAAGTTGGGGGCTAAATGGGACTTGCGCTGTAAGAAATGGTATTACGAGGATAACATCAGCGAGGAGAATATTACCGCAATTCTAGAGATAGAGAAAATGTCCTTAAGTAGCGAAGATAAGGTCGCAGACGGCGGAGAGGCTACGCTAGCTGGCGTGGATATTGAGATACACAAAAAGATATATGTGAAGATACCTTTTCATAAAAAGAATGACGCTAAGAAACATGGATGCCGCTGGGACGCCCAGAAGAAGTCGTGGTATTATATGTCTAATCTTGAAAAAAATAAAATAGATAGTATCATTAAATTAGAAGAATAGGATGCGACCCATTAGGCGCCTCCTAGCATATATGTAATGTATATGTAATTATGTAATGTATATGTAATTATGTAATGTATATGTAATGTATATATATTATATTTTTTATATTATTCTATAATATCCTTCGTATTATTCAATAATAATCTTAACATTATCATAGAATATCTCAGTATATTCTTTAGGGATATTCTCAAATGATATCAGTTTCATATTTAACCTAAACTTGTCTTCGTAGCCGCATTCTTTTATATACTTTTCTCGGTCTTCGTCAGTCATATTGGATATCATTAGAGCCTTTTCTTTTGTTATTCCAGCACCTATCTTGGTGATATTGTCGCTTTTGTCGCCATAAATCGCCTTAAATAGCAAATCAACCTTGGGGTTATTGAAGCCTCGCTTCATCAACTCTTTAAACTGCATGTTATATACGAGCGTCTGTGTATCTACCAATTGTAAGAAATCGTTGTCGTTTGTTATGATGATGACTTTAATGTCGCTCGCGACTGACGCTATCGCGGCTATCGCGGCTATCGCGGTCTTAGCCATCTTTTGCGTTAAATAGATAACATCGTCGCCTTCTAATCTGCTCTGTGATATGTATTTAAAGCCTAGTGAATTGGTGTAATCGCTAAAGATGCTGAATATTTTCTTATTAAAGTTGGTCTTTTGGACGCGCGTTGCCTTGTAAGTATCGTAGATGTCGTTTCTCCATATGTCGGTGCGCTGACAATCTACGCAAAATACTATGTTATCCTTACTAGTATTCCATTTTTTACAGATTTTCTTAATGTCGTTATTGATGTGTTTATAAAATGCTGTAATAAAAACCTCGTTATTTACTATGTCATCTACAGCTACATCTATATTTTGAAACGAGAACCACCGATAAGTCGCAAAATATCTATGAAATACATAATAACTGCTATCTATAAGAACAATATTATTCTTGTTAAAATAAATAGTATTCATCAATTATATTTAGTATATTACTTTTATTTAAATAATAAATAATCATTTTTTAGTTATTTTTGCTCGCCTTTTGTCTCACCGCTCGCCTTTTGTCTCACATCCTTACTTTGTATCGTCGCTCGCCTTTTGTCTCGCATCCTTACTTTGTATCGTCGCTCGCATACTGTCTTGCTGCCACCATAATCACTCGCAATTCTTCAGGCTTATTCTTATATTCTTTCCATTCATACCTAGCACAATCGTAATTCTTCTTATTGTCAGCACACTCCTTTTTAAGTTGCTGAATACGATATGTTATAAACAGGGTATAATCGGTAGCAGCGGTAGCAGCGGTAGCAGCAGGCTTAGTAGTGACAGTAGCATCTGTAGCATCAGCAACAGGCTTAGCATCTATAGCGGTATCAGCAGAGGTAGCATCTTTAGCAGGCTTAGCAGCAACAGCAACAGGCTTAGCAGTAGCAGTCTTGCGGGCTTTCGGTTTGGTCTTTTTGTTATCTTCTGCTACGACAGTTTCTGTTGCTACACTAGGTGCTACGACAGTTTCTGTTGCTACGCTAGGTAATACGACAGTTTCTGTTGCTACACTAGGTAATACGACAGTTTCTACGATAGGTTCTACAATAGCGACGCTAGCATCGCATTCCTTTAAGTCCCCTGTCCTTAAGTCCCCTGTCGTTTCGGTAATTAAGGGGATTTCGTAAGTCATCTTGTTAATGTGTTCTTTCTTCGTCCATACCTTCTTACTATTGCGAACCTCAACAATCCATAATTCTTTATCAAATCCTTCCATTATAGAATTGATATCATAGCCTTCGGCTGATAATCCAAAATGGAGAGGCGATTGCTCTTTACCAGAGTAATAAGACGAAGGGTGATTGATACAAACCTTTCTCGCTGACATAGTGATATATGACAATTTATGTGTTCCTTTTATATCATAAAAGTTATTGTCAATTTTTTATTAAAAATGAGTAGTTGCTTTATATCATTATATTAAATATGTTCTAATTTGTCATTTAAAATTATAAAAATGATAAGGTGGCTCTTAGGTATTTATGATACACCGTCGGCGACCTATCAGCGACATATCAGCGACATATCAGCGACATATCTACGATATACCTATGACTACCTTTTACGACAACATAAGCAGGTTCTTTAATACCGATATGTTAATTAAACAAATCGCCAAGGAGCCCATCATATTTAACCTACATTCTATGATTATAGGGGATTATATGGATAAGATGTCAGGTAGCGACGAATACTTTGAGGATAAAGTGATGAAAAGTTTTGACACCTTTGTTAATAGGTGCGATAATGCTGAAGATTACGACGAAGTCTGTAATAATATCATATTCATATATTACAAGAGCATAAAATATATGAATGACTATTATAGCGACATTTACAAGAAAAAAAGATTTTACTTAGAAAATCTTCCCTAGTCCTCAAAAGAACCGAGATAATTTTCTTGTAGAAAATCTTCCCTAGTCCTCAAAAGAACCGAGATAATTTTCTTGTAGAAAATCTTCCCTTTATATAGTAAATTGAAAAATAATGAAAAATAATCCTTTTTATATTGTGATATATATAGTGCTTCTTATTGCCGTTATATTGGCTTCCTTCTATATTATAAAAATCCTTTATATGGTTTCGTGTGCTCCTTTAATTAATGATGTTTTTGGTCCTGCCAGAGATTACATTATATATGATAAGCAGCCTGTTATGTGGCTCCCTATTTTAGTCTATAATATCATAAACTTCGCACCGCTACACAAAGTATATGTTATCATTTTGTGTATTGCCGCATTTGTATTATTGATTATTATAGCGTGCTGGCTAATTGGGCTAATATTACAAAAGATTATATTTACCAACCCTTTTGAGAATATACCTCCGTGGCGCGAATTGAGAGAGGAGGGCTTCTTTAAATGGCTCTTAGAAAAAACGCCACTTGAAAAAAATAAAGATGTCGCAAAATTTATCCTCAATATATTCAAATCTGTATTAACACCAGAGCAATACAAAGCAGCTGAAGAAAGATGCCTAGGTGCGGGCGGCGCTAGCGAAGCAGAAGAAGCGTCAGCAGATATTACAGACCTAACAGGCGAAGCTCCATCAGCAGACAGCTTAGCCGCATTAGAGGAGAGTGCGGATGCTTTGGAGGATGGTGCGGATGCTTTGGAGGATGGTGCTGATGCTTTGGAGGATGGAGTAGATGTAGCCGATGTCGCAGATGTCGCAAAGGATGGCGTAGCGTCTGCTAAGGATGGTGTAGCGTCTGCTAAGGATGGTATAGAGACCTTTGTTGGAGCTAGTCAGGGAGCAGCAAGCAAAAGCGCCTTTGCGGCATTATCGCTGCCTCAGCCATATACTGAATATATTGATTATAACTTAGAGAAAAAATACATAGATGATGGTAGAGAGAAAGATATCTTTTATAGGAACTCTTATTTATCAATAAAACAGCGAGCTGACGCAAACTCATATAGAAATATGAATATTGCTAGACCTGATATTGAAATAAATATGCCTGAACTACCTGATGTAGAAAACATAGTTAATGCTGAGGTTAATTATGTGAATATAAGGCTCGGTTAGCAAATGCTAGACAATACACTAGAAATTTAAATTAAATTATTATAATAAGAATAATAGTAATTATGGAAAATCTCCAGTGTCAGATTATTAATATTATAACGCATAAGAGCGGCAGCGGCGGCGCCGCCGGTATCCTATTAATATATTCAGTTTTGTATCTTTGTATTATCATAATGATAGGTATTTTTTTATACTGGGATACCATCTACAAAACTGCTAGGCGCTGCTCTAAGTGTAATAACATATCTAAAATAATAGACGAAAATAACTATACAGAGACGCCCTATGTATATACAATTGTCATAGTGAATACCAGTAAGATTAAGAAACTTAATGACTATGTTGTTAAAATAATTTACGATTTTAAAAAGATGGAAACAAATATAGAGTATGGTAATACTAAGAGCAGCGAGAGCGTCTTCGTATATAGAATGAACGATTATCTAACAATACTAGAAGATTTAAAGGCTCTGGAGAAAAAGAAGAATGAACTTAGCGTCCTTATGAAACAGACTAATAAGCGTAGCGACTTGGACGAATACAATAAGATTGCTTTAGAATATACGAGGGTTATGAAAACCGATGAGGCAAAAAAGGCAATTGAATTGAATAATAATGGAGGTTTTATTAACAGTTTTAACTACAAATACTTTGATTTACAGAATATGAAAGCCGATGTTATAGAAAATATTAGCCTAAGAATTAACAGCAACACTTACAAGTATTATGCGGTAGATAAAAATTACAATATGATATATTCCTACACCTCTAGCGAACTCATTAACTTTACTAAGAATTACTCTAAGAACCCTAATTATCCCATAACAATAATAGACCACATCATATTCTCTAAGATACAGCAAGACAAGAATATAAATATCTAAGGGTGCGTGCGCGCCTTATATGCTTTTTCCTTAAGTAGCGAGGTATCTTTGAATATATAATATATAATATATAATTAAAAGACACTAAATGAGTAATATAAATAATATTATTAATGATATTCAAGTGCTAATAGAAGGCGTTGATAACGCATCTAATGAGTATCTGCTAGAGCTAACTGAAATAACCGATACCAAGATATCCAATTATCAAATCCTTATAGCCATACTTTTTTTACTTATAATTTGCGGAACATTTTATGTGTTATATCGTGATTACATATATCGCATAGCAGACAAGATGACTAGATGCACCGACATAAACGACATTATCAACCTGAATATTAATGATAACGACAACTCGTATATTTATAATATATATATAGCACATGTTAATAATACCAATAATGTAGCCAAAGAATTTGTCATAAAATTTGAGTATAACTTTATAGCCGAGCAAACGAACATAACTTTCGGGCAGCACAGTATCCTATCGCCCGTATTATTTGCGCCTAGCGATAATATCAGCAAGATGAGTAATGCCTTTTATGTATTTGATTTAGCTGAAAAGAAAAAGCGTTATGTTGATTACTATGACAAAGATAATAATAAAGTATATTTTATTGACCGCAAGAAGTTGGCGACAAAAAAATACAAATACTATATAACCTCCAGCCTAGACGAGAAACTGTCAGACAAGAACTCAATATTGCTAGCGCAGTTCATAAAGAAATACGGATATAACGATAATATTAATCTAGACCCTATATACAATATATTATATGCTATTGAAAGTAAAAAGAATATGGAATATTAATACCCGAAGACCTTCTAAAAAGACTTCTAGAAGACCTCCTAGAAATACTTCTAGAATACCTCATTAAGTAATACCCTAAGCTCCTCAATCTTATCGGCATTCTTAATCTTCGGGTAATTAACAGAGAACTCTATAAACATATTCCCTTTATTTGCCGTGTTTAATACAGGCATCCCTTTACCTTCTAATAGATAATTCTTACCATTAGAGATAACCCCAAATATGTTGGTATTTATGTTTATTTTTTCTTTAAAATATGGTATTACTATATCTTTACCTACTATTGAATCAACAAAGGATATATCAGTATTGTAATACAGGTCGTTGCCTTTCCTAATAAAATGCTTGTGCTCCTCTATCTTAATGTGTATTATCAGGTCGCCGGGTTTAATATTGGGTATTTTTGGCTGCTCTCCTAGTTCAGGAAAAGCCGTCTTGTAATTCTCGTCAATCCCTTTAGGGATGATAAGCGTCGCCTTCTTGTCCTCGTTGTAATACCCTTTGCCGCAACAGGTTTTACAGTCAGGCTTGCCTTCAATCGTTATTCCGGTGCCTTCGCAGTTGTCGCAAGAGCCTTGAAAGATTTGTTGCATAAATCCCATACTGCGTATCTGCTGTATTATACCACGCCCATCGCATTTGCCGCATTTCTTATTACATTTTAGGCAATATTTGCGAATATTTATATTTAAATCCTTATTAATACCGGCATATATATCGTCTAGATTAAATACAAATGTTTTCTCTATTGGCGAAGCTTTCTTAGGTTGTCTATTGCCGCCGCTAGCGCCTCCACCCCCCTGACCGAACGAGAATATATCTTCGTCAAAGCCGCCAAATGCCCCGCCGCCACCTACCCCTCCTCTACTTCTAAAGAATGCCTCAAAGATATCGTGGGGATTATGCTGTCCTCTATTAGCCTCCTGTCCTGACCCGTTGTTATAGTTAGCGTCGCCTATGTCGTTATACTTTGCCCGTTCGGCATCGTCGCTCAGTACATTATATGCTGATGATATCTCCTTGAACTTATCCTCAGCCTTCTCGTCGCCCTTGTTTTTATCAGGATGGTATTTCATAGCGAGTTTCTTATAAGCCCTTTTAATATCATCTGCTGAAGCATCCCTAGCAACTCCTAGAACGCCATATAACTTATGGTTATCACCGTCCATATATCGTTAGTATATGAATATATATTGGATGCTTATGTTTATATATGTAAAAAGTCCTTTTATTTAGAAAAAATAAATATTATATAATTTTAATTTTTAGATACCGCTTTAGCTGTCTTCTTAGATGCCGCTTTAGCTGTCTTAGGTGCCGCTTTAGCTGTCTTCTTAGGTGCCGCTTTTGCTGTCTTCAGTTTCTTTCCTCCCTTTTGTGGTGTAATATGGGTAAAATTTAATGTAGAATTTATAATATTTTGATTAATTTGATTAATTTGATTAATATATTGATTAATATATTCTGTAAGTGTTTCTTGTAAATTTATATCAAAATCTACAGTATAAGATATTTTTTCATTTCTTATACTAGGATTTGGTGTTAAAACATCATCTTCAAATTTTGTTGTTAATAGGGATTTTAAATTACTAACTTGTAATAACATTTTACCTAAATCTTTTTCTTTATTGATTTGTTCCGTATAGCTATAATTTAAATATGAATAGTTAGGAACAGGAACAGATAACGGTATTGACAAATATTCTAATAAGTTAAACTTACAAGTTCTATCCGTATAACCTCCTTTATATACTTTTTCCCACATAGCAATTCCTTGATGAACCGTATTGACAACACAGATATTAGTAACTAATCCGCACACATCTATATTGATATTTGTTTTACCACCTTGCTCGTCAAAAGATTTTAATATATATTCAAATAGTCCGGTACTATATTTTTTTTCGGCAGATAATGGTATTAATTTATTCAAACTGCTATCATATTTTCCAAATATATCATAGATAATTGAATTAGTTTTATCTTTTTCTATTTTGGTATGATAATTGAATGCCGAATATGATTCATAATCGCAATATTGTCCCTTTGCTATACTAATAAATTTAGTATTAGCATTAGCACTAGCACTAGCACTAGCACTTCTAGTTTTATATTTTAATTTATCAACATTATATGCTTTATCATTATAGTCTGGTTCTTCAATATGTTCGTCCTGTGTAATACCTATTTCACTATTAGTATTAGTATTTAAAGCATATATTATTTCTTTTATACTCGTACCATAAAATAAGTAATTTAAATCTAATCCTTGAACTTTTAAACCCTTATATTTTTTATCATTTAATAAACCTCTTAAAAATCCCTTACTATCATCGTCTAATTTTGGATTACTAATATAATCCCCTAGCAAATTTTCTAAAGTTTTAATTTTTCCATAATTTATATCATATTTTTTGTCATTCATTTCATTTTTAACACCATTTATAATTTCACTAATTTTACTAACTTTACTAACTTTACTAGTTTTACTAGCATCATTTGTTAATACCCTTTTAAATGTCCTTTCAAGGTTAGGATTATAAAATTTATAATCATTACCAGTTATACTTTTATAAACATTTTTTTTATCATAAAAATGTTCTTTAATAGTACTATCTTTCTTATTACATAAAATGTCCCTTATAATCTCTTTAGCAGCAGATGACATATAAGTAGTTGAATTTGTAGTATCTTTTATACAGTTCTTTCTAGTATTTCTGCAATGATATTTAAAAACACCATCTTGAGGTGATGTATTATCAAAAAGAGATGAATGGTTCAAAGGGTGAATATCTTTACTAAATACAACGAGGTCATAATTATTTGTAGAGATTTTCTTATCAACCTCTTTAACTAAATCAATAAATTTTTTTAAATCTTCTATTTTTTCACTACCAAGAGAACCACCTTGAATAAAACAATTCTGTATATCTACAACAACAAGAACCTTATAATCACTCGACATATAATTTTATATACTTTCCTATATTATAAAGCATATAAAATTATATAAATCACCACGATATTAACTATATAGATATATTTTCTCAATACATCTTTAGCGACTACCACATATGAATTGCGATTTAGCCTAGCGACCCTATGGCTACCTACATAATATACCAATCTTCTCTTATAAGCGGCTACTATGTTATTAGTTGCCGCACCATCCCTACATATATTCCTATTAAATAACGAAATGTTTCGGTGGTTATGTTTATCTCCGCTGCTGACGCTACTGCTACCGCCCATATAAAATATAAAAAATAATATAAATGCCTTCTTGAAGTAATACATATTCTATCTAATCTATATAACCATATATATACTTAAGTGTTAGCCTCATATAATATAGGGGCTAATTACACACATATCGCATCATAATATTCATCGTGTATAGTTCTTGGTTCAGCAGTTTGAATGCGTAAGGCATCCTTACTTGTGCGATATCCGTATTATTTTTACAATACTTACAACTGTAAATGCTCTTCTCAGTATTAACATTTGCGTGCATCCCGCATTTTTTACAAATGAATACCCTATAATTGTCGGATACATGCAGCATCCTCTCCGCTAGAAAATTAGATGTGCCGTGAGCAATAAAGCAGTCTCGTTCCATCTCTCCTAGTCGCAATCCTCCTGAGCGTGCCCTGCCTTCGCTAGGCTGCCTTGTTAGCATCACAATTGGACCATTTGAGCCGCGCGAATTACCCGTCCATACGGACTTGCCGTTGCGTCTAACCATAAACACCTCGCTAGATACGCTGATACAATAAACGGCGCCTTTGTAATTATAGATACGCTCGCTATGCTGCTTCTCCTTCTTAGCATTCGCTGCGTTAGCATAAGGGCTATTCCGCTTCTTGATAATAGTAATCTTCCATAGGGCGCCATCTTTCAAGATACCATCCTTCAAGATACCATCCTTCGAGACGCTATCTTTCCACAGGCTCTTCACACCGCTCCATCCAGCGTGAATACACAGCCTCATCATATCGTCCGCCAAACTCTCATATTTGCTACAGAACATATTGTCATATTTGTATCCACCGGTCGCCATATTTGCGGCAATCATAGACTTCATCAATATACGCACTTGACGGCTACTCAACTTCCATACCCATTCGGGCATATATAATGTATCCTTGTATTTGTTGTCTATCAGGTAATTTAGGTAATATGTAATATTGAAGGTATCGTCGGGCATATGCGACCCAAACTGATACATAATCTTCTTATCGCAATTGCTAGAAATCCATTTGCCAAAGAATTCTAGCCACGCCTCCATATTAATCTCCTTGTTGCTTACTGGGATTACGAACTGATAATCAGGAGCATCCCATACACCATCCTTCTTGTATCTAACGCATTTCCCAATAATGTCGCTAGCCTTCTCTAAGTGATATCCGCTACCGCCGCTGTCGCTGCCATCGCTCCGGACAAGCATCCTATGTTCTATAGTCGTGTTTAAGTCAATCAGCGTATTACTGATATTATACATTGTCCCTGAGTATTCAGGGTATTTATGGACTTCTAGCGGCTCCTCATAAACCAGCCTATCATCCTTAAGAATAGCAACCTTATCCTCTGTGGTAATCGTATTCACGAACTTCCAGCCACCCTCTGTTAATACCTCGTGTTCTTCAGTAAGACAGTGCACCTTGTCAGACACCATATGCTTCAATCGCTGGTAATATGTCGGACCGATAAAGATATCTGTGTGGATTTGCTCGCCTGTCCGTCCGTTATACATAATCTCATTTCCGTATTTCTCCATACCAGACATCTCTAGCACCTTCGTAATTCCTTCAACGCTACAGTCAGTATATGGAGTTGAATCGCCAAACGCCCCAATATGACAGCAAGCCTTACCCATAATAGACTCCATTAATTGCGCTATCGTCATACGCGATGGGATTGCGTGCGGGTTCATAATGATATCCGGCACAATTCCGTCCTTTGTAAAGGGCATATCTTGGTGCCTGTATATCATCCCGATAGTCCCTTTCTGGGCGCTACAACTAGCGCATTTATCTCCAATCTCTGGCTTCCTGTTCTTGCGAATACGCACCTTACAGAACTTGTAGCCTTCGCTATTAACCCCATTATAATTCATATCAACATATCCATCGTCATTCGCTTTCATCGTCAAACTACTATCTTGGTATGTTATAACACCATTTGCCTTCTTAGGCATAACCTTGCCGACAATAACATCATTCCCATTCACATAGGTATTCTTAGAAACAAAGCCATCGTCATTCAACTTCTCGTAGGAGTATGGCTTCTGCGAAGAAATATTGGTAGGATTAGTGAATAACTCTTCCTCACCGGTGCTATGATTTTTATTACAGGTATCACGCATCGCCTTATAATAGGTGCTCGTGAATAACCCTCGGTCTAGCGCCGACTGATTAACCATAATACTATCTTCTTGATTAAACCCAGTATGCGTCATAATAGCAACAATCGCATTAACCCCTGAAGGTAATTTGTGAGCCATCGTATATTTAGACAACTTAGTATATACGAGCGACTTTTGCGGATAATTCAAGATATTACCCATCGTATCTATGCGTTTGTTAAAATTACTCATATATACGCCGAGTGCCTGTTTACCCATAGCACACTGATAGCAGTTTCTAGGAGATTGATTGTGGTCGCTGAATGGGATATTAACGCCGAGAATACCATTCATTAGGCTTGGGTGAATTTCGCTGTGGGTATAAAACGGTGGCAAAGCAGTCCCTTTAATACCTTCTTCCAAATCGGCAGGGAATGTAGCGAGCATCGCCGAATTGATTTCGTCGCAATCCATATATTCAATAAACCCCTCTTCGTCCAAATACTTCTCAGGGTCGTCCTGATTTTTAGAGACTTCGTTAGGGACTACGAAGTAATCAAAGTGTTTGTCTGCTATATACTCCTTCCAACTGATGCCCTTTCTCCGCAATATTCTAGCAATTCGCAATTCACGCTTATTTGTTGCTGGGTCAATATCCACGATATAGAGCGGTCTATACATTCGCCCCGCTTCCGTGCTAATGATAATACACGACTTCTGGATATTCCATACAATAGAGGTCATCGGGTATATGATGCCGCTGCGCTTATAATGCTTCAAGGTTGAATACAACTTGTCAGGGTTCGTATAATAGCCGATAATATCCCCATTCACCATAACATATACATTATCTTCGCTTCCCATCTGCTTCAGGTATTCAATAGGAGATTTTTCAGGGTTCGCCATACTATAACTATCGTCATAAACGACCACCCCAAGATTTACCAAAATCCGCCGAATATGAATGCTATTCATAGCAATTGAAATGTTGGTGCTAAGCGCCATATTCTTAACCAGACCGACAGAACTGCCTTCAGGGGTTTCAGCAGGACATATCATACCAATCTGCGAATTGTCAAGTTTGCGTGGCTGAACCAGTTTGCCGTTCTTCTCCATCGCCGTATTGATGCGCCTCATATGCGATAGGGTGCTGGCGTATGACATACGATTAAGAACCTGCGAGACGCCTTGCTTGATATTCTGGAATGTGCCGATACTCTTGATACCCCAGTTGCCGGTAGAAAGCGAATATCTAATCCACGAGTCAAGAAGTGATTGCTTGAAAAATCTGTGGATACTAATGTCGGATATAATATTAGAAATTGGGATGTTAGCATTTCCACGCCACAAGTTCAGTTCTTTCTCAATCGCTATTTTGAGCTCCTTCGTCATCTTTCCGTAACACTGACGAAACAGATTACTCATTAAGACACCTGGGGTATCCACGCGCTTATTGATATACGAGTCGCGATTGTCGTAAGTATCATATCCAAGATAGATGCGTATCATCTTACGAATAATGTAGCCGACATAGAGAGCCTTGCGTCTGTAAGATTTGCCTACGTGGGGCAGAAAATCATTTAAGAGATTATTGTGGAGTTGCGCCTTATTGGTCTCGTGGTCGTTGTTCTTGTTCACTCCAATCATAATCTTAATAAGCGTATTCTCCGCCTGCTCCTGTGTGTTGATATCACAGGCATCCTCACAGCACGCCATCAGTTCGTTAATGATACGCTGGTTCTTCTCGCTGTCTGTATCATAGACGATGTGATTGATAATCTCACGGTCGCTCAAGATACCTAGAGCCCTGAAAATCACGAAGACAGGCACCTCGCTACGAATGAAAGATGTATTGATGCGAATAATGCGTCCCATATGATTTAACTTGCCGCTCATATTCAGGCAAGTAGTCTTTGGCGGCAGATAAGTTGAATCGCACATAGAGCGGATTTCGGCATACAGTCCTTCGGCATTATTGTTGGGGTGAAAGACGAGCACTTTGTTTTCGTTGATGCGGTCTTGCGAAATCAGCACCTTCTCATTACCATTCACGATAAAATAGCCGCCAAAATCGTAAATACACTCGTTCTTGTTCTCTTCGCAAATCCCTTGCATCTGGCTGAGGACGCAGAGTTTAGAGCGAACCATAATGGGGATTTTGCCGATATAAACGCCATTAACGGTCTTGTCAAACTTCTCGGTCATACCGCTCTTATTGGTAATTTCGGTGGAAATATGGACGTTCACATAGATGCCGCTAGAATATGTCATATTATTCATACGAGCAATATAGGGCGTCATAATGTTCTGGGTTCCGTCAGGGAGTTGATAGTTGGGCTTAACAATACTGGGGTTGAGGATATTGATAGAGATATTATAGGAGTTGTCAGGCAACTCTGCCTTCTGGTTGGTAATCTTCACCTTGATAGGATTGAAACCGCCGATGATTTGCCCTAAGGTATTGTCTATGAACTTGTTATAACTGTCAACCTGATGCTTTACTAGAGGATTAGACGATTCGGGAGAACCGCCCTTTTGGAAATAGATATCCAGAACATCCCAGCAAACATTAGAAAACATTATTAAGTTGTATTATGTTATTATTAAATAATTCTTAAATACCAAATCATTTTTTATATTTTGAGGCGATATAGTGATATAAAAAATGATATATATATACAAGACATAGATATATATAGGTATAGTAGATATATAGATATGTTGTCGCAGCATTCGCATTCTAAAATGCCTCGTATTATAGCAATTTGTGGAGCCAAGAGGAGTGGTAAGGATGTGTTAGCCGAGCATCTAGTGCGTAAATATAATTACGAGAGAGTTGCTTTTGCCGAACCTCTAAAGCACGCTATTAAAACCTTGTTTAACTTTGACGACGACCAAGTAGGGATAGGCGAGGACAAAGGGACTGGTAAAAAAGATGTTGTGGATGAGCGGTGGGGGATTACGCCAAGAGCCGCATTACAATTCTTCGGGACAGAGGTTATGCAAGATAAGATACAGGATTTGCTGCCTGATGTGAAGAGAAACTTCTTTGCGAATACCTTGAAGAATTATATAAAAACAAGGATGGACGCTAACAAGGAGCAAAGGTTCGTTATAAGCGACTTGCGATTTATCCACGAATACGAGATGTTGTTTAGTATTCCTAAAATTCGCAAAGATGATATAGCGATTATAAGGGTCATTAGACCTGATACCAGTTTTCTAAGGATATCTAATCCGTGTGATGCTGTCGCCGCAGCCGCCGCTAGCAGCACTAGCGTCGCTAGCATAGCCCACAAATCAGAGCAAGAATACATTAATATCCCTTATGATATCATTCTATTTAACAACGACACCATAGATGCCTATATTGAGAAGTTTGACAAGATTATAAGTGTCTAGGCAGAGGTAGCGGTATGTGGTTAGCGATGGTATGTGGTAGCGGCGGATAGTGGTGGTATGTGGTAGCGATAGCAGCGGCGTATTATAAAAAACATTTAAGGAGAAGGCGTAAGCCTCTTATAAACTATTATTTATTATTCTAAAAATTTTTTTAAGTTTTTCTAAAAATAACTAGTAATACCTTTTTTATTCTTTATGACATCCTTTGTGGTAATAGGAAGTTCTAATGATTAGCAAATCACGCTAAACTATACTACATATCCTCTTAAAATTACCTAGTATTGCTAAGGATACGGTGTAGAGAACATCACTAATGGTAATAGATGATGTCTATAATTATTACTTAACTTTATTTATTATTATCTTTTATAAACTATTATTCTTTTTTATAAACTATTATTCTTTTTCTAAAAGTTTCTAAAAATAACTAGTATTATCCTTTTTATTCTTTATGACACCAGTAATGGTAAGAGACATCTGCTTTATTATCTTAGTGGTCGGCAGCGCGTCTAGCGCCCTAGGATTTGTGAGGGATAAACATAGAGAATATCAAGTATGGTAATAGGAGATACTAAGTATTACTATTATTTATTATTTCTATTATCTTATAAACTATTATTCTTTTTTCTAAAAGTTTCTAAAAATAACTAGTATTAATCTTTTTATTCTTTATGACACCAGTAATGGTAATAGATGTATGATAGGTTGTGTTATGCGGGATATCGCATAGTATATAAGGAAATATGCGAAGCATAAACACTCTTAATATATAATGCGATATCCCGCATTATATGCTAGAGGATACTAGGTTATGTTATAGAAGATACCTATAATTATTACTTAACTTTATTTATTATTTATCTTTTATAAACTTAAAAACTTTTAACTATTTCTAAAAACTTTTACAACTTTCTTTTTTCTAAAAATCTCTAAAACTTTCTAACTTCTCTAAAAGTTTCTAGGTTTCCCTAAAATAACTAGTAATATTCTTTTTATTCTTTATGACACAGGTAGTGGTAAGAGACATCTGTTATATTATCTTAGTGGTCGGCAGCGAAGCAGCACGGCTAGTGCCCTAGCAAATCCTAGGGATAGAACATAGAGAATATCAGGTATGGTAAGAAGTATGCTAAGTATTACTATTATTTAGTCTTACTATTATTTATTATTATCTTTTATAAACTTATAAACTTTTAACTTTTCTAAAAACTTTTACAACTTTATATTTTTCTAAAAAACTCTAAAAGTTTCTAACTTATCTAATCTTTCCTAAAAATACCTAGTATTATTATTTTTATTATTTATGATACCAGTAATGGTAATAGAAGTATTCTAGGTTATGTAATTGATGATACCTATAATGATAATAGAATATACCCTATAATATATTATTTATCCTCTAGGAAGAAGAGCGACTTGCTACATTTGTTCTACGAAAACTGTATGATGTATGCTGTGAAGCAATAAACCTCTTTATTTCTCCTATAGTGCTTAGGACATTATTATTTATTTTAAGCAATTGGTAATGTGTATTATCAGTTATGATAACACCAAACCTGTATTTCTTAATATTATTACTGAGACGAGACGAGCCCGACGATTTAATAGCATTTTCTAACTTTTCATTAATCTTATTTCTAACTTCTTCTAGCAACTCATCTCGCTTCCTAGCATCATCTATGATGATTGACAAAACAACAATATCGTATTTATTTTTAAAGTAATTGATAGTCAAGGACATCTCAGGCTGTGAGGGCATTCTCCCTAAAACTTTAAAATGGGTATTTAACATATTCACTATGTCAGCATCCTTGGTTAAATCAACCCTTTTAATATTTGCTTTTCGTAATGACCTTATCTCTGTGGTATTCACCGCTAGCAACTCTGCTATTTCTCCCGACGCCATGCCCTCTTTAATATACATTTGTACCAGTTCTAGATACATTAGAAATCTTCGCACCGTCCTAGTAATCTCAGCCTTCTCTAAAAAACTTGCGGTAAGAAATCTCCTTAAATAAGAGCCACTCTTCCATTTGCCTCCGTCGCTCGTTTCCTTAAGTAGCAGATAAACGGAGTTAAAGAAACAGTTGTTATTCCTTCCAGATACATTAAGCAATTCTAGTTTAATCCTTGATAGCGGCGTTAGCGGCAATAGCGAAGATGTCTTCTTTGTCGCCGTTTTTGCTGCTTTCTCTTTCATTATATCTCGTATCTCTAAGTAATCTACAGAACCTCTGCGAGGCATACACCATTTATCCTTGTTCTCATTATATTTTCTAAGAGCATCTATGTATTTCATAATATATTCTATAATATACCTATAATAAAAAAAGCATTTAAGGAGAAGGCGTAGCCGCCCTTATTCTTATATCATTTTTAAGGTATTCTAGATATGTTATAGAATTACCTTATAATATTAAAAACTGACTTGGATAGTATAGAAGACTACTATATAGGGTGCTAAGGATGAGCGAGAAGCAAGTATTACAAACAGAGGATACTGGAAAAATATTTGAGATGGCGATATGTCTAGCATACAATATACCGTATGATGGGAAATACAAGTATGGTATGGAAGAACCTGAGAGATTGAAGCATCGTCTTTCTAAACTTCTTGAACTATTCCCTATGTGTAGCCATACAGCAAAAAGAGGCTCCCGTTATGACTATACGAGCGACACAGATGCTAACAAGCATCTTTCAGCAAAAACCACAAAAAAAGGAGTAGGCAAAGTAGCACCTCAAGTTATAGGACAAACGCAGCCAAAAAGGTTCTGTGATTTACTAGGGATAGAATATACAACAATCGCAGACCTAAAGCAATATATACAAACCGAAATAATAAAAATAATTCCTATACTTGTTGAATACACCTTTGATTGTCCTAATATATACTATAATAAGGAGAACAGCACAATCCGATATATTACTTTACACCGACCAATAGATTTAGAAGAATTATCTAAATATTCTTTCGTATGGACTTGTGATTGGGCTTCGTGGAAAAACTCATCAACGCTAAAAGTTGTAATAGAAGGCAAGGAGATAGCCTTGCTTGAATTTCAATTTCATACAAAAAGCAGAACCAGTATGGCTATTCGCTGGTGCTACGAAAACTTCCTAACAATTTTCGCAGATAATATAACTATTATAGATATTTAGAAAGACAGAATAAATACTCTTTAATCTCTATGTCTTTATTGTATTCATAAGATTTGAACCTCTTGTAATCTCTTTCAACAACCGACGCATCTCCATATCTACTCATAATATCTAGCATCCTTTCTTTAGACACTATGCCTTCGCTATTATATGACAAGAATATCCATTCAGTCTGTAGTCCTTTAAAAAGCCGATTAAAGGCATCCTCTGCGACAGCCCTTTTCTTACAAAAGGGCGACATAAAGCAATCGGTAGGGATACCTGTTTTGCCTTTTAATGGTAATTCGGTTAGCAGGCTGTTAGGCGTTTTAGCAATTATATTTAGCGGAAAATAGTTTTTAGAGTATTGCCTAGCGTTATATGGAGGGTCTAGATATACCAAGTCGCCTGTGAAAGATGCTAGAAAATCCTCATTCAATACATCGCAATTGTAAGTATTAGAACCTTCGGTCGCTGGCGTCCTATTCGTATGTATAGGCATTACTCTCAGTTTTTTTGTAGCCTTTGCTTTAAATTCCTTTAAGTAGCAACCATATACGGCGGGAACATTACTAACAGCATCAGCACTTAGAATTATAGAAGCGAGGATAAACTGGTATTCGTCATTTGTAAGGGTATGGCTATTCTTTAAAATGTCCTCTAGCCTATTGCGAATGTAATCAATCCGTTTCGCATTCTCAATCGTAAAAAACTTACGCTCGTTATCACCATAAGGACTGTAATGGGTTGTGATATATCCTATGGTATCGTCGGCTACGCTTGCGGCTACGGCTTCAGCTTGGAGTTCTCCTATAATTCTCTCGCAATTTTCAGTATATACTGAGCGTGTTAAAGCGTGCGTTATAATTGAACTGTATAACTCAGCGTCATTAGAAATGACACACGCTAGATGTTTCCTGAAATGATAAGAGACTATACCTGTTCCAGCAAACATATCCCCAATTCTTTTATTGACAAATGAAGTCCATCCTGTTTTATCCTTTATAATCCCTGTAATCCAGTCAAGCAGTTGGAATTTAGAGCCTATATAATTTAAACGATATACTTTGTCTGGAACTGCTGCGACTGGTAAGGATGCTAAGATAGGTTCATCGCTCTTGAGGCATCCCTTTATATGCTTCGTATATTCTAGTTTTCTAGCAAATTGGCTCTTACAGGTTTCACAAGTATATTTTACCATATTCAGTTTAGTAATATATATTATAAAAATAATATCAATTTTTATTTATGATATTGAATAACGCATTTTTCAACAGATGTTTTGATATCAGGGATATCTGGGTATAGCGAGTATAGTTTATCGTTAGACAGTTGCGTATTAGAGCGTTTTGATAGCAACACCGAGTTCTGCTCTTCAACGCTAAAGTTTTTCCACACAAACGAAGGGTCAATATGCTCTTTATACATTTCTAAGATTTCATTATGGGTTATGAGCCCTTTATTCACTAGATTAAAGGTGCCTGTAGTATTTTTAATCATCATATCCATAATGACAGGAAACATATCCTCTAATACGGTCATAGAGTTAGGCATAGAGCAGATTTTTTCATATTTAAAGATTTTACTTAGAAAGTTTCTGTTATGCTCGTAATTAACGATAGGCATCCTGATACGCAGGTTCAGCGTATTCTTAGAATACATATGCTGGAGCCTGTCCGTAAATCCTTTAACAGTTGAATAAGAGGAGCCAAAGAAATTCGGCAGGGCGTCATCGTCTATGCTAGTGGTCGTCGGGTCGTCGCTGCTAAAAATACAACCAGTCCCTAAATATGTATAGTGGATATTATAGCGTTCGCAAAGTATCGAGAGAATAACAGGAGAATACAGATTGTCTCTAATATTATCTTTAAGTTTCCCAGATAATTCTAGATAATCTATGGTATTATACTCGCCGCCGTGTGTCCTGCCAATAAACGATATGATGTGTGTAGGCGAATACAACTTAATCTCCTCCTCTACGGCTTTCTCGTCATCCGCTCGCGCATCTGTGCTAATGTAAGTGATACCATTCTTATTTAAGAAGAAGCCAAACTGTTTCCCAATCCATCCCTTGCTACCGAAAAAGAGAATTTTCATATCCTATATTTATATAATTATCGTGATATACTTTTATATATTCTTGTGTTTCTAATAAAAGAGAGATGCCTATGGCGGCGTCTAAAGCGTCTCTGGTATTTCTAGTAATCAATATGTATAGCACAAGAGCATTATTTAAGCGGTTCAAAAAAGGCTATGAGAATGCCTTAAAAGGTCATAAGATTATCTTCAAAGATTGGGACGATACTCAGGGCATTCGGGATGTTTTGAGAAAAAAGAGCGGCGTAAGCGGCATAATAATAACTGGATCTGACTATTTTGTTAAAGGTCGCAAGCATTCAACAATAGACGAGAGTATTATGCGTTCTCGCTTACCGATACTGGCGATATGCTATGGGTTTCAGTATATGGTCTGTAAGGCAGGCGGCGTAAGAAGCAGAGGTAAAGACAGGCTAGACAGGCTAGACAGGCTAGTCGGGATGTCTTTTATTAAATCTAATAAAGACGGATATATGAAGTATCGCGAGAGTTTTAGGATAGCGTCGGCGATGCCTAAAACCAAGTATTTCTTTTATCACACAGATTATGTTGTGAAGGTTCCTAGAACTTTTACGGTTATTAAGAAGATTAAAAATAAAATAGTGATGGCTTATAACTCTAAAAAAAATATCTTAGGAGTTCAGTTCCACCCCGAGAAATACAAGAAGTCCGCTAGACTATTCTTTAATTTCTGGATATCCAATTATATAATGGCGAGAAAATAATTAGCACCCTTTAGACGCGCGTATATATAACCGTATTAATAGTATCAATATTATATAAACAATTGATATTCAATTAAATATATATAATGACAACATTAAATCTAAATAATATAAATGATGATTTGATAGAAATTAATAGAGATACCTTTAAAAATAAACAGATGGGTTTCAACATTCCTAGCAAGCAGCAGAGAGCCAGCCAAAATAACTTTATGAGCGACGATGTGCTGTTTAACAAGAACAAGATTAGCAGCGATGTTATCTCTATGTCATCTCGGTCGTCTTCACGCTCATCCTCTAGGGCTAGTTCGGTGAATGGCGATTATGACAAAAGCGCCTATATGAAAAATATGAATAACATATATAAGAATAAGGGCAGTGGAGCCGCTAGTAGCTCTAGCCGACCTAAATCTAAATATGATGATGATAGCGAGACTACCAGCGTTGTTAGCAGTTTGAGCCATAAGAAGGGTATCGGCTCTAATAAATATAAGAAGCCTAGCAAATACGAAGAAGAAAGCGAAGAAGAAGAGGATGACGAAGAGGGAGACGATGACGAAGAAGACGGTGAAGAATACGAAGACGGAGACGAAGAGGACGAAGACGATGAGGAGGGCAGCGAAGGCAGCGGTAGCGGCGGTAGCGGCGGTGGGGGCAGCGGCGGCAGAAGAGGTAGCGGCGGCGGAGGCAAATCTAGGCATTTGTCAGCAAAAGAGATAATTATGAATGAATTGAATGAGAAACGAGAGATTATTTATCAATTAGACAGATTGGAGTCTAAAGGTTTCAAAATACCTTTCAAGTTTAATATGAACTCTGACATCGAAGAAATGAGGACGGAATATAATCGCTTGGTTCGTGAGAAGGAACTAGATGGAAGCGTTAGGTTTCAGCAAAAGATGTTGATGGCGTTTATTTCGGGAACTGAGTATATGAATAGCCGGTATGACCCATTCGCCATTAAATTAGATGGGTGGTCGGAACAAGTTAATGAGAATATTAATGATTACGATGATATCTTTGAAGAACTCCATTATAAATACAAGGCAACTGGTAAGAAGATGGCTCCAGAGTTAAGGCTATTTATTGCTTTGTCAGGCAGCGCATTTATGTTTCACCTAACTAGCAGAATGTTTAAAGAGCAGCCTATGCCTAATGTAGAGAATGTCCTAAAATCAGACCCTGAGTTAATGAAGCAGTTTCAGCAAGCAGCCGCAAAGCAGTATATGATGGGTAATACAGGTTCTAATTACAATCAAGCGCAGGCACCCCAGAATATCCCAATCAATAATGGAGGCAACGGTAGCAGCGGCAATAACTATAGCAACCCGATGAGTGCGATGAGCGGAATGGGAGATAGCGGCGGTAGCGGCGGATTGTTTGGGATGGTTAGCAGCCTGTTTAGCACATTAAACACCCCACAGTCTATGCCCCAGATGTCGGCACAACAATCCAATAATAATACTAGGCAATCTCCTAACATTACTGAACTAAGACATAAACCTGCTGTAGATATAGAGAATATTATTAATAATGTGCATAATAACATATCCATAGATAATAATGACAATAACATAGAGACGCTATCTGTAAGCGACGAAGAGATAACCTCTATTATTGAGGATACTGCCGACATTAAGATATTGAGAGGCGTAGGAAGACCACGCAAAAATACGCGCACATTAAACATATAAATATATTATGTATTAGTATTACTAAGTAATGTTCGCGGATATTGCTGCTGCCTATTATAGGGGTGTCATATCCTTATATCTAAATGAAGATAGCGACGGGTGCGGTAGCGACAATAATAATATCCCGAATACTGATGACGAATACTTATTTAATGCTAGAGATGACGAAGATATGCCCCAACCACTAAAGCCTTTAGAACTGCCATTATTCTCTTATTGTTAGACAGTCTAGAATTTATTTTTACAGGTTCTTTATAATAATAAAAAATTGATAAAAAATAATATATAAAAATAAGAATTAATTTAAAATATAAGAAGACATTTTGGGAGATGTTCTATAAACGCAAGAAGGTCGTCCATTTGAACTTTAAGAACGCTAACGCCGCTAAGGCTGCGAATGCTGCTGACACCGCTAATGACACTAAAGAACCTATTGCGGAGCACATTTTACGCCTCAAGTTTGAAAAGAATATGCGAAAACTATTTGGTGTAAATAAAAAAATATAAAAATATGTAATATATACTAAAATACAATCTACCGCTCGCATTCGCACGCTACCTCTCGCATTCGCACGCCTAGATGGCGTATATCTTACACATCCCATTATGAACTTTTTTCCATTTATTACCATTCCATCCTTCAATTATATCACCTTTGTAGATGTTGATGAATTCGCAGCAAGCATATGCTAAGAACTCTCTAATATCTATAAGGTTAAGATTGGTGGTATACGAGACACCCTTATTTTTACAATAGGCTTTAATGAACTTTAGAAAATGCTCCCTACGAATGCTCCTGATAATCTTGTAAACTGTATTATCGTTTGTTAGTTCGCTCCTAGTATTTACGACCCTATCCCTTATATGTATTGCTAGGCTGTCATAATCGCTTGGGTCGTCAAGGTCTATCTTGTATATCCCCTGATACTTCTCAATTTTAGAGAGATAATCCCGCAGAATACGCATACTATAATAATATATATCATAGTCGCCGTAAATATTTGCGTGAATATTGTTTTTATTGTTGTAATGATAAGGGAACGCTAAGGTTGCTGCGTTAGCGGCGGACATCGCTTGTATGCTTGTATGGGCTCCTTTATGGGTTGTTTGCTAGGACTGCTTGCGGGCTTATTGGACTGCTTGCGGGCTTATTGGACTGCTTTGCTGTTTGCTTAGGACTGCTTGACAGGCTCTTACCTAATAAATACTAAGCGGCTTAATCAATTTTTTTGTGTTTATATACAGAATATAACATATTCATTCATATTACATATCTTTTGGATGTAATTATATGATAATAATATATAGTATAATAATATGGATATTCTACAAGGTTTGATTGCGACTGGAAATACAAATAGGTTAGGCTGGCGTATAGTTAATAACAATGGGGCATTTGGAGTTTTTAACAATAGGACAAGTAATGTTTTATTTTCTATATTAAATAATGGTGCTATAGGTACCGGTTCTAGCACCCCTGCCGATTTTATTAATTCATATAGCAATTTGAATATAATTACTAATTATACTGGAGGTTCTTCTGGAACTACAATTTCTAGCCAGTGGACTACTTCAGGAACTAAAATATATTATAACACGAGTAATGTTGGTATTGGAACAACAGACCCTGTAGCGCCTTTACATATATATAGTGATACGCCTTTAACATTACCCACCGAAATAATAGTAGCAGGAACTATTCCAACAACCATAGGGACAGATAGATGTATTCAATTTCCTTATTCAGGAACAGCAGTGACAAAAGATTATACTTTCACAACAACCGAAAATCTCATTTGCGATATCTTGATTGTTGGTGGTGGTGGGGCAGGCGGAACTGTTATGGGTGGAGGTGGTGGTTGCGGTAGTATAATATATGCCTCTAGTTTTAATGTTGGTATAGGAACATATACTATTAATGTTGGTAGAGGCGGAATAGGTGCTACTGCAATAACATCTGGTACTGGTATAGTTGGTGGAAGTGGTGGTAATAGTTCAGCATTTGGTGCTACGGCTATTGGAGGAGGAGGTGGAGGATGGTATAATGGAAACGGAGGTGTAGCTGGAGGTAGTGGCGGTGGTTGTGGAGGCGGTGCAAATCAGGCAGCA